AAGCTTCTAAAGTTCGATACAGATATGGCGTTAAATCCAATCTTGGATCCGCAGCCATCGGAAGATCCGGTGCTTGCGGGTGAGGAGTCTGCATCATGCCCCCCACTAGTTTAGAAAATGCAGCGTATGCACCCTGCAATTCGTTCACCATCCTGAACGGAAAGCCGGATAGCATTTCCGCTCTTTCCTCATCTGTTTTAGATGGGAAAAGATATTTCAGTGCTTCAATGCTATCAACCCCTAACTCTTGAAGGTTTCTTACAACAATTGAGTTGTTAAGAATATCTTGCGTCGAGTCCTCGTAAACAGGGCCTAGCCAACGCCATAGAACTGTTATGTCTCCGTCTGGAATTAACCCCACCACATTAGGCGGAATCATCTGTGTTTCAATGCATGCCATCATGATTTGTTTGAGCTTTTGCTCATACATTTGCATGGCTTGCTTGTACATCTCCTGTTGTTCAGGAGGTGCGCTAGGTTCGAGTGCAATTGGCTTTTCGAGTTTTGCAGCTTGAGCTAGGGTTGTTTTAAAGATCTGTTCTTCTTGGTAAATAATTAATTCAAAACACCGACAAATACCATGTTCATAAATAGCATTTGCTTTTTTCTTGGTTGTTGCAGCAACACGACCGAACAGTGATTTGTATTCAGTTGCGGTGACGCCAGCAGAAATAGAAAGCTCGTCAACACCACCAAGTGCCGTACGAATCTCTTCTCGATACTGTCGACCAAATGCGTTTTGGTCTCCCGTGATTGCGTCGGGAACAATGTAACCAACACGATCGTTTGGCTCCAGGTTCGCAATAACGCGTGGCACTCTGATCTGAGCTTCCATGCCACGACTGACGGGATCAGCCTTGAACATGGATGCACTCATAGGTGATTGGCTAGCAAACCCTGAGTTAGCGGCAATCGAAGGACGCTGGATCGCCATGTCACCGCCGGACTCCATCAGGTCGGTTTTGGGACGTGATGACAACAGTGTCAAAGTTAAGTTCAGATTCAGAATGAGTCTCTTCAATTGAATCTGCTTTAATTGACAAACGAATGTATCTCTTTGCTCCAGGGCTGTAAGCGTTGTTAACGCCGGGGGTATTGGTAAGACTCTTCATCTGGATGTCACCAAAGCCATTCATGGCTTTGCGCACCTTATAGCTGTAGATGATTACAACTTCGTCCAGTTCGCCATCAACGTTGTAATAGGAACGATATTCGTGTTTACGGAAATAATACAGACGGTAATTGTTTTTAGTAGGACGGATGTAAAAAAGTCCTTGGCCATCACAGATGAAATACTCCCAAATGGAATCAAGTCTCGTATCAAGCTTGTTGTATTTGCAAACACGATCAAGGAAGTCTTTACGTTGTGAACCGAAGTTATCTTGGGATGGGAAGAATTCAACTCCTTGGCGAATACCAAAGAGTTTCATCTGTGCAATATGGGACGCGACAATGCCTGTGTCAACGACAACGCCACTATCTCGATCAAGATAAGCGTTGACAATTTCTTGAAGTCTGGCTTTAGCGTCCGCCATTATTTACTTTGGTTATTGAGTAATACTAGCAGGTTTTAAGAAACCGTCATATTCGAAAAACCTGCGGGTAAAGTGCCGCGATAAAACGTTGCGTTTGCTGCGTTTGCACCGTTGGGTAGATAGCTCATCGCCGCACCATTCCCTGGGGCACTTGGGTCATAACGCCCACCCATCTGCGCCATAGCGCCGTAAAGATTGCTGGAACCAAACGGACTACCTGCCATTGGAAGCTGAGGGAATCCTGGGGCTCCTGGCATTGGCTGCGGTTGCCCTGGGCCATAGACGTCATCAATGTTCTTGCGATTCTCACCGGGAAGAATAGGCTTGTCTTTATTCTTTGCACCCGGAATTTGAAAACGAGGATCAAACGGACTTGCGGCCATTGCTCCTGAATTGCCTAAACCTGTGCCGTAAAAACCACCGGGCTGCGTGAAATAATTTTGCACTCTAAATACTTCCGCTATTGGAACTATTCTACTCTTCTATAACTTCGTAGCCAGCGGCATCATTGACTTTGGTGATGATAATGCCAGTGCCACGTACATCCCAATTAAGGACGTCGCCTTCTTGCCAGCCAAGCTCTTCGACTACTTCGTCGGGAAACGTGATGTACTGGTCTCCGTTCTCATCCTCTTGGACTTCGAGAATGTAACTCATTTTGATTCGAGCAATTTCTCCATTAGCTTATCAAGCTTATTGTTGATTTGATTGAAGTTGTCGTGCATTTGCTGGATTTCTCTTAGGAAGTCTACCTTAAGAACGTAATCTAAAGGCATGCGTTTTAAGTCGTCTTCCAAAACGTCAATCCTTCGTTTCTGCGAGCCGATGTAATTGAAAGCTTGTTGGATTTGGTCGTTTTGTCTTCCAAGGATTTTACCTGCAACCCAACTGCCACCGGTAATAGCGGATACAACGGCCGTTAAACCGATAGCAATGTATTCAGGCCCCACGACCAAATTCGCTTTTTTCTAATTCTAAGGTTCAGTAATCGACGTGGAGTTTTCCTTTGCGCATTAATCCGTTAATCATCCAGACTAAAGCATCAACGCAGTCATCATGACTGCTGACACCAAAGTTTGTCAGCTCTTCAAACATCGCGGTGAAGTTGCGGTAGCGATTGAAGATCAGTTTGCGATCCTCAAACAAACCCATACAGCCACGGAAGCGTGCCAATTTATCGGCGCGGAATCCTTTGACGGGATGCCAATTCAAGTTGTAAAGGCTTTCATTGGTTAAACACACGCGTTTAAAATCGGCCTCCAAAGAAGCCTGGTATTGTACCGCTTCTGAATAAATGTCGCACGTTGAATATGTTGGGTAGTAATTGCCATTCTCATCTTGTCCAAGGATATTCCAATCATTGAGGAGTTCTTTGAGAGCATCAAGTTTCTCAAGGTTTCCCATAACACGTAATCGACGATAGTCGATGACATGAATGCGATCTCCAATGCGACCACCCAATACCATGACGGTGTAGTCATTCTTCTCTTTGGTGCCCGCAGATAAGTCAACACCTACAGCAAGACAATCAAATTCAGTTGCAATCTCCGCTTTAACAATCAGTTCTGGTGCCAGAGATAATTCATTCTGCCTGACGACTTGATTCATGTACTGGAACGAGAAGGCAATTGGTGCTTGTCGTTTCTTTTCTTTTAAGTAGTCAAGTGACCACATGTCTGGCCAATATGAAACCTCTTCTCCCGTTTTAGGATCAGTAAGGATGGCAGATAACACAATCTGAAGCCAGTTGTTTTGTGTGTTAAATGTCGTTGCATGGATGTCATCATGTCTGAAGCGAGTACCAAGGCAGATAGCCCTGGCTCCTTCAAACATGGTGGGTGCAATCACAGCATTCCAGTTATCCTGCATCTGTTTACGAATGTCAGGGTTGGAGATGTCTGCGGCAGATTTAATGGCGTCATCAATGATCACCAGGTGTGAACGCTTGGAGGTCACCGAGCCTTTGAGACCTGCGGCACAGAGTGTAAATTGTTCCTCACCCGTGGTATCAATGCCAGCAAACTTGTGATCGATTGACCAGTACTCATTACTGGTTACGTTCTTGAGAAGACGTACGGTTGGAAAGACTTCTTGGTACCGCTTGCTTTCAATGATGCGTTTAATGGTCGCCGACTTAGAACGTGCAATGTCAACCGTATAGGAGAGATAAAGAATTTGTAGTGGCTTCTTGGCTTGTGTATGAAGACCAATAGCCCATGCCGTGAACAAACCTAAGATTGTGGACTTAGCAGATCCACGTGGTGCCAGAAGATCAACATTGGGTCCTGCAATTTTTAAAAGACACGCACTATCTTCGCCTGTAACAAAATGACGATGCCATTCTTTATGATGCTGTGCAGGAGGTTTATCGGCTACGTAATCACAAAAGTATCCAAAGTCTTCTCTTGCTTTCTTTAGAGACTCAAGATTACGTGGTACACGAATTTGTTGCCTACGTGCAGCAGCTTGCGCGTTACGTCGATATGCAAGATGTTGATATGCAGGCACAATAAGTAATCAGCTAGTAACTGAATACTACTTCATTCGTTGACGTTTTTGTTTTTCCTCTTCTGTGCTTGGTACTGGCGTGCCTTTTCCAAAGCTGCTTGGTGCTTGTCTTTGTCCGACATTGGGCTGTTGTCCTGGTTGCGTGCTTCCCGTTCTTTGAGGTGCGCCAGGATTTGGGGAAGCTGTTGGCGGTTGGTTTCCATTCTGTTCATTACGTGTTTCTGCAACAGCGCTCAATACTCTTGCGCCTTCGGCTGCAGGACTTTTAGCTTCACCACCAATGGGTGCTCCTTGTAATTCACGACGTCCACCAAACCGATTTCGATTCTCCTGCAATCTTTGCACAGCAGCACCAAGGCTACCAGCAAGCATTGCGTCGTTCCCTTGGTCGGTAGTTGGTTGTGGTGAATTCATCATATGTGTATTTTAACTTAACTGTCTTCGTACTGCATTTTGGCCCAAATACTCATGGACGCTTCTTCCAAGGGGATTTCAATTGGGTCATCTTTGAAGATAATTTGTAATTCACGTAGAGCACGATCTGCACCAGCCATTAGCAATCCTTTGCGATCACGGCTAGATGTGAATAGTTCAATCTGCGCAATAGTGCCACGTAATTCTTTTTGCATGCCAGCAATACGTGCCACGCCAGCATCACGTTTGACAACACCGTTATCAACGTCTTCTCGTAACTTACGGATATCTTCCTGCATCTCCTCAATTTCATAGAGGAGTTTCTTGCGATGATCCGGCTTTTTGTAATGGGATTTAACCCATAAATCACACGCAGAAATACTACCTCCATAGCCAAGGAATCTGGCATAGAGATAGCATTCAATCACCGAGAAAGTTTCCTCGGCAAAACTACAAAACGCATCTTGATCTGAAGACGTTAAGTTGTCGACCCATTGGTCAAACAACTCAATATCGATAGCCTCGTTGCGCCTGGTTGTAGTCTCTGGCTTCTTCTGTATCTTTGAATTGCTGGCCTTGCTCTGCGGAAGTGCGTTGTTCAGACGCACCTTTGCCGATGGTTTCGCGTTCTTGGGTTCCAGCATCTTCTAATTTTTTCTTGGAAAAACTATAAGCCACTTCAGCGGCCTGTCGATATTTGTCAATATCAAACGGGTCGTCCTCAGTTGTTTTATTAACTTGGCCGGGAGGCAACGTTGTCATGGCTTATAACTGCCTCAAGATTAGAAATTAGACATCATGCTAGCGAGACCCTGTTGGAAAATGTCACGACGACCTTCAACAGACTTCTGACGTTGCTGGCGACCTTTAGATGCTTCAAGGCGGTTAAGAAGAGCCTCAAAATTATTAAGGTCAAAATTAGTGGCGGTATCAGTACCGGTATTTGTAAGAGCGTTCATTTTACTCTTTCTTTAATAAAGGTTTAAAATCAGAAGTTGGACATCATGCTGGCAAGACCTTGTTGGAAGATGTCACGACGACCTTCAACAGACTTCTGACGCTGTTGGCGACCTTTAGATGCTTCGAGACGCTGAAGGAGTTGTTCGAAGTTGTTAAGGTCAAAATTAGTAGCAGAATCGCTACCGGTATCAGTGAGAGCGTTAGTCATTTGTTATTAACCAATTGTAGGTCTCTAAGTATTATAAACAGACTTAACCAAAGGCAATACCAAGTAAGTTGTACATCTTCTGATTAGCATCCATCCTGGCGATGTCTTTATCCGCTTCCGTACGAAGGCCCATGGTTTTGTAATCCCACTCGCCTTTCTTCTCTACGTTCTTAAGTGAGTAGCTACCTTCAATATCGGCCACGTCTTTCAAGCCAGCGTTAATGATCTCCTGAAGCCTAGCTTTTTTATCCCCTTCGATTGTGGCAACTGCAGTGCGCCAGCGCTCTTCGGAATCTGTGGCATACTTGGTTCCTTCAAGAGTACGGTCGTAGCCGTAATTGGATGCATCTCTTTGAATCTTTGCAATTTCTTCGGCAGATTTTGCGCGAATACGATCGCTTTCTAATCCAAAACCTCCTTGAAGATCAGCCTTTTCAAGTTCTGTTTTAGAAATTTGTTCCCAGGCAAATAAGCCGCCTCCGTTTGCCTCATCGTTATTAGTAACGCCCCCTGCTTCCGCTTCTCCAGTTCCACTTGTTACTTGGTTCAGCGTGTCTTTATTTGTTTGATAGTATTGCTTACCGCTGTCAGCTAACTTGATGCCTTTGTCTTCAAGTTTATCTTTTAGATCCGCCAAGGATCTACCACTACCCGTTGCAATAGCTTCAAGCTCTTTGGCGCCAGCTTTATTGCCTTTTACTTCGTATTTAACACCACCAACCATAATTGTTGTGGTGTTTGATTTATTGTTAGCTTTTGGTTTGTCCTCTTCTTTTTGATTTTGTTTAGTTGACGGAACAATAGGCTGAAGAATAGGTTTAACAATAGGTTGGATTGTAGGTTTATTTTGCGCAGGCTTATTAGGCTTGTTGTCCTCCTTCTTGGGTTGGATATTAGGTTTGTTATCAGCAGGCTTATTAGGCTTGTTATCCTCCTTCTTAGGTTGGATATTAGGTTTGTTTTCAGCAGGCTTGTTAGGCTTGCTCTCCTCTTTCTTAGGTTGGATGTTGGGTTTATTTTTTGACATGAGTTATCTCCTATGCGCTAGGTAAGTACTTGCTTTGGAATGTACTTGTTGCAGCATTCCCATATCTACCTGTTAGTTTACCAGTACTGTCTCTTTCAGGTGTACCAAAAATATCAGCAAGTAGCTGTTGGTTCGGCGTCATTACTTTGCCGCTGGCAATCATGTCAGCCTTGAGTAAGTTCTCAAAAGCTGCACCGCTTCGAATATTTTCTGCTCTAGCTCGATCAGCAAAACGATCGTAGTCTTCAGGACTGTATCCAATGCCCTGTTGCCGATATAAATTACTAGCAATATCTTGGAAGTTATCTCGGTAGTAATCAATAGGTTTGTTATAGCTTTTTGCTAAACGCTTTTGAATAAACTCAGGATTACTAAATGCACCTTCTTGGGCTTCAAGATAAGCTTCGAATGCACCACGATCACCTGCATCTCTTAAACTCTGTGCTTCACGCAGGATCCTACGTTTTTTAAGAGGAGTAGCACGTACTTGATCAAGGGCGTAATCTTGAAGCTCTTCTTCCCTTGGTGTCAAGCCGTATTCAAGAGGCTCACCGCCGCCGCCAAATAACCCGCCAAGGCCACCAAGTAGGCCACCTGCAGCCGCACCCCAGGGGCCAAGCGACATGCCTGCTAACGCACCACTAGAGGCACCACTTAACCCACCCTGCCAAGACATAATGAACTACGCTCTCTTTCTTATTATTTTAAAGTGTTAACACTTAGGCGAGGAAACCGGCAAGCTGTCCGTACTGACCAATTGACGCAGGTGTGAGTCCACGTGCTCTGTATTCTTGTCGAAGATTTGGATCATTGGCACGAAGCTTGGCAATAGTGCGAGGAACTCTAAGTCGATTTGTAATATCTAAATTGTTTTCATATAAAGCAGATCCCCAGTCGGCATCCCGTTTGTCTGCCATGAAGTCAAGATAATCTTGACCTGCCTGTGTTCCTTGTGCATTGCCAAGTTGATTAAGGAGTGTATTGGCAATGCCACCAACAGCTTGCATGCCACCCCAAGAACCTAATCCACCTGCGCCAGGTGCGCTGCCAAACGCGGCTTGTCCTGCTGCGGACCCATCAATACTGGGGAATGAACCAAATGTACCCGCTGGTATATCAGCATTAAAAGCTGGAAGATTAAGTTGATCGGGTTTTGGGAAAGAATATTTTCCAGCTAGATCAAAATTACCAAACGTACCGGCTGGAATATTGGTGTGCCAATAAGACATTTTATTTTTCCTTAGACGTTAAAATTAATTCTACTGCTAAAGGGTTTGGAAGCCGTATTGCTATTTTGCATGGCTTGAATAACTGGATTAATAAAGTCAAACTTACGCGCCATTGCTTCACCATATCGGTCAGGCATCTTCAGTACATTGGCAAAGATGTGACCCTTCATCGCACGTTCAGATGCTTTATCAGCCAGTTGATTCATAGGATCAACATAGGCTTGTGCTTGTAATGCAATAACACGTGGATCATTGGCAAGCATTGTTTGTACTTGTTGATCCTTGATTAATTTAGAAAATACAGAGGTTGGATCTTTAGGATCAAACGAGTCACCTCCACCGTACTGCGTTTGGTACTCCTTAACAATATCTGCATAGCTACCAGCAAGATTTGGATTGCCTGTTGCTTCTCCTGAAGTAGAACGCCAATCACCATAAGGCTGGTTCATGAAACCACCTTGGCCTCCTCCACCAAATAACCCACCAAAAAATCCTGCCATTGTTCGTACCTATCAGAAACTAATATTGGGGGCTTGAAGGACTGCGTTGGCGTATGGTGCAGCAGTCATCATTTGACGCAAGTTGGCACCAGCATTGGCCTGTGCTCCAAGAGCAAGCTTGCCTGTTGTTGCCATGCTACCGAGCATCGCAAAGTTTGCTCCCATGCTGTTCATAATTTGCTGCTGGCGCACAACATCATTATTGCGTTGTTGCTCCAACATCGGGAACATCGCCTGCATGTGAGTGCGTTCTTGTTCCAAAGCATGGGCCAACATGTCTTTAGCGCCAGAGTTAGCTGCATTCATCAATGCAACATTGCCTTCAAGGCCTACTTTCTGGAGTTGTTCAATGCGACCTAATTGAGTAGACAGTGCATTAGGATCGCCTTCACCGGTTTCCCGTTGACGTTGTTTTTGTACTGTCTTACCAACTAACTCTTGCGCACCGATGCCAAGTAATGGAGCTGCTAACTGAAGAGCGGCGCCTTTGCCACCACCTAAAGCACGTCCTGCCGCACGTGTTAAATAAGTAGCACCTAAGCCTGCTCCTGCTCCTGCTGCAACTGCTTGTGCGGATTGCCCTTCAGTGTAATCTTGGAAGGCACCAAGTGCAGGTGCTAAGTAACCTAAACGGCCAAGATTACGAGTTACAGCTTCTTTGTTAAGTTCACCACCAAACAAATTACCTAAACTATTTAATGCACCGCCGCGTGCATTGGGATTCGATGGGTCGTTAGGAGGATTGTTCCCGCCACCACCTCCTCCTCCACCGGGAGGATTAGGGGGATTGCTCCCGCCGCTACCACGGGCACCCATCGCCGGAATAGAACTTTGTCCACCACCACGGCGAGTTTGCTCTGCCAACTCTACTTGAGTGCCTGTAATAGGACGCCTTACATCACCAGTCTCGTTACCACGGGCACCCATCGCCGGAATAGAACTTTGTCCACCACCGCGACCACCCGACTGTGTAATGCGTGTGTCTTCAGTTGTACCAGTAATACGTGGATCATTCGGAGTATCACCGGTAATCAGGATATTGTTTGCAGTCGTATTAGGAGCACCACCTTGAAATAACCCAGCAATGCCTTGGCCTGCTGCGCCAAGAGCTGCCATCACTTGGGCAATTGCATCTGAAGCAAAATTTTGAGCTTCCTGTTGATTGAAACGAGAAGCGTTGCCACGACGTGAATAATTCTCGTTGTAGTCTCCGCCACTACCTGTTATTAATGCCATGTTTACGACTATCTGTTATCAGCTAATTCTATCACTGCATTTCTTCTGAATATTCAGTGACTGTTGGTAACTTAGGACGATTAGCTTGTGCAATAGCGGCGTTAACTGCCGCGCCTACTGCAGCGCCAGCAAGTGCACCTGTTGCTCCACCGATCAAACCACGGCGTGTTAATCCGCTGCGCACCGTTTCAGTTGTATGTGAACGATAGCCTTTACCTGGTACTTGTTTAGACGGTGTGTTGCGAATACCTGCAGCTAAACCAGCAAGACCACCAAGAGCAGTCGTCGCGGTTGCAATGTTAACTGGATAGCCAAGCATACGAGCTTCTGGAATTCCTTCCAAGTTTTCAGGAGTTACTTTTAAGAGTCCCATGAAGCCGCTATCTTGGTAGTAATTCTGCATGAAGTTTGCATAACGTTCTGGCGTCAAGCTTGGGATTTCTGCTTTTGCAGTTTCATATTTTAAAGGCGCGCCTTGACGACCAAGGAAGAAACGATCGAATAATTCTTGGACTGGTTGTTCTGTTTCTCTGCGGTCATCTGCACCTTCAGGTGAATACGTTTGTGCGTACCCAGTGGCACGGAAGGCTTGGCCTGGGTTAAGAATATTAAAAGCACCACTCATGATTGTGGTTGGGATCGCCACACTTGCAGCCATCAACCCGGTTTTTGTTTTACCTAAATCGCGGTACGCATCTTTACCAACCACCGCTTTCATTGTGTTTTCAATACCAGTATCCAATATTGCTAATGGGTGGTTGTAACGCCAATACACACCCCTTGTACCGTCATTAGTTAAATCAGTCGCTAAGCGTGTACCAAAAGCTCCAATGGCTTGGATGGGTGTTTCTTTTAAGCTAACACCTTGAGCACGCAAAGCTTTGTGATATTTACCAGCAACATTTAATACGCTTGGATAAACTTCTTCCGCAATACGTGTAGCTTTTTCGCTCTTGCGTGCACCTTCTTTTAATGCTTGAGAAGTATTTGATAGTAGTTGCTGAAACCGATTTGGATTAGACACCGGCTATGCTCCCCATCATTTGTTGAATGTCGCCTAAGTTGGCGTTAACTCTTGTGTTAAACATCTCATCACGCATTGACTGACTGTTGGGCAAGCCATACGATTGGAACATAGTGCCAGGTGCATAACGACCTGCTAAATCATTTGCATGGTTAATGATCTCACGTTGTTTATTTTGTTGGAGGATTGTAAGAATTTGTTCGTCAGATAACTGGGCTAACTCCTCGCCCGTCATCTTAGTTAAATCAATATTGTTTGGATCAATATTCTGTTGTGTTCGTTGTGTCTGTTGTTGTGCGTCTTGTCCGGTTGATTGGAAACCATTAAATAAAGACGGACGACCAAGGGCTGCGCTAACTAAATTACCTGCACCAATAGCGCCCACAACATTGGCTGGAGTCTCCCACCCACTGCCTTGATATTGTTTAGTTACTTCGCCGGTTTTTAAATCTTTGATTTCTACATTTCTACCGGGTTTAAGTGCACGTACTCCAGCTACTGCACCCGCTGATCCCAATACGTCAGCAGCACCATAAAGCAAAGCCGCTGGCAATGAATCACCCGTCGCTAAACTAAGACCCGCACTAATACCTCCGCTTGCCAAGCCTGGGCGAAGCGCCTCGAGCAATCCTTGGAATAGCTTTCCCTTGGCCATTGGAATATAGTTTTCTTTTATTATAAAGCGTTAGGCCTTGGACTCTTTTTCATCTTTGTCTTCTTTCTTGTTCGCAAGAAGTTGTGCAACTGATTTGTTATCATCTACTTCGTTCTTTGCTTTGGCTTCTGCTTGTGCCATCAGTCGTCCTTTGGGATCAGGATTTGCAAATGATGGCATTGGGTTCTCACTACGTTCCTCTACCGTAGGACTCAACGCATACATTTCTTTCCACATCGGATTGTAATCTGGTTGATCTTCTGGAGTTTGTTTAGTATTAGGACGACCGGTATCAAAGTTATAGTCGCGTTGGCGATTAAAAGGTTTACCGATACCAGCGAACACTTCATTAGGGATTACACGACCTTCTTCGTCTTGTTTAAATTCAATAAACCCAAGACCTGGGTTTAATCGCTGCTTTCGTGCTGAGATATTTTTCCTGATGTCAGTTTCGGTAAAACGACCAGGAGAGAACGGTGTCTCAAAACTATCTGCAGGAATAGTAAAGAGATCTGCGTAGCTTAGATTTTTCTTTTTCTCAAAGATATCTTTTGTAAAGTCAATGTAACGCTGGGGTTCATTCTTGGAAAAGTAGTCACTCCCATGCCCAGCAAGGCGTGAATCTCGTGCCATTAATCTTCCTCAGCTTTACGATACTTTTTCTTTTTCAATGATACTAAAGTCTTTCGCAAGTTTGCTTGTTTAACGGTGGACTTATCGTAATCCTCTGGATTGGCAAGTACGTTTTCTTGTAACTGCGCAGTGGTAATTCCTTTTTTAGCTGCTTTCTTGGTGAACGCACCCTTTTTAATTTCAGCCTTGTCAATCCAGTTTTTGTCTTTTTTCTTTTTATCAGCCATGATTAAACTCCTTCAGATAATTGCCGTAAAAGTGCTAAGATCAGTATCCCATAAGCCCCAGACGTGGTTGATTGGGATTTAAACGATTCCGCAGATTGATTTGTTTGATAGTCAAATTAGTAATAGGTCCGGCAACATTTTCCCTTTCAGGCTCAGGGAAAAAGCCTGGTTGATAAACTTCTGCGTTTAAACGATTTGGACCAACATTCCTAAACTGCGGTTCAGCACGTACTGGGCCTTGCATTTGAGGTGTTGGTTGACCTGCCGATAAAGCCAGTGGCAACTGATATTCTTCGGTTGCCAGGATATTAGGCTGAATGACTACAGGAGAACTTGCAGGCATTGCACGCTCTCGTTGCATTCTGGCCATGTAATTTGCAAGGTTAGTTGCGTAGACATCTGCTTCGGTAGTACGTGCACGTGCAATAGGCGGAACAACGTTAGAAGGGAAAGCAAGCTGTGTCGGTTCCAAGTTGCGTACGGTTGGTTCCGGTGTTGGTGCTACTGGACGATTAGATAACAGAGTTGATGGTCCAGAAGTACGTGCGGAAGAAGGTAGCTGTTTATTGGCTCTACGTGCTAATTCATTTAATGCTACTCCGGTCATAGCATCGGCAACATCTCGTGGATATTTGGCATACACACCTTGAACAGCACGGCTCATATCAATTGCATCTCGTGCTTGTTGTGTCGGTTCTTGTGTGTACTTATAGGCTTGTGGATCTTCGTACGAACTTGGATAAGTAAAGAATTTAGTAACAGGATTACCTTGTTCATCAACTTCAACTTTACGTACACGATGCACAGGTAAAGCGGATTCGGTAGCAGTTGGTGGACGGTTAGCTGCTTCTGTATACTCGCCTTGTTTGGACATTGCAGCAGTACCATACTCGGCAAGTTCAGGCCCATAGATACCAATAGATGCCCTGGTATCTAATCCGGCAACACCACCGCGTCCACGTACGTTTACATCCGCACCCATCCGCTTACCTGCCAGTTTCTGAACATTTGTTTCACCTGTATCAACATTGACATTGGGAAGAAGAATACGTTCACCGGTATCAGGGTCAATGCCAAGATCACCACCAATATTTACAACAGACTTAGCGCGTCCACCAGAGAGAAGACCACCTGGTACAATTTCGAGTTGCTCTTGTGAAATGTAATTACCAACCGGACGTCCACGCTCAATATTAGAAAGCTCACCTTCTTCAACGACCATATTGTCAGGTGCCGTGAGAACAGGGCGAACGACAATACCTTCTTCAACGCCACCCATCAGTTTCTGAGGAACGGCAGCCCTTCGAATGTTACGTGCGGTTGCTTTCTCTGCACCAGCGAGGCGACGCTCACTCATCTCGTAATTACGCAACGTTTCGTTAATACGTGCGTCAAGTTCATCTTGAAGATCTAAAGCAACTTCACGTCCACGACTCGCTGTTAAGTAGGCGTCACGTTCTTGCGGACTAGAGAAAGACCTACGTTGTTCGCCCAGGTCAACAACATCAGCTTGTAAGGCTGCATCACGTGCAACTAAGTTGTCAAGCTCAGTAGCTAAACCAATTTGATTACGTGTTTCTTGTAAACGAATATTACCAAGCCAATCTTTATAGCCTTCAACTTTATTTGCTAAGTTTTGTGCAGTATCTTCCATGTACACACCTTCTTTCAAGGATGATACAGGGAATTGTTCTCCAGCAATCGTAACGGTTCCTTCGTTTAAGTTTTCGAAGAACTGCTCGTTACCTGCTGCGCCAAGTTTAAGTGCGTTACGACGTCTTGTAGCTTTAGGATCTTCTCGCCATGCTTCAGGACCAAACGCCTCGGCTAATTGGGTTTCTAAGCGCCCAGGGGTACCTGCGTCTGCCATCATCTTCTCGCGTCGTTGCTGGAGAAAACGTGCTGCCGAACTTTGTCCTAGGTCTGCACCAGGGGCTGTTTGTAGTTCGATAGTGCCGCCAGGAGCAAGGCCCGTACGTGCAGGGCGTACGCCTCCAAACTTAAAGCGTTCTCCGGTGCGGAGGTCGTAGCCAATACCTTCAGCCTGATCAATGGGCAGACCATCAGGTAATAATTTGGCGACTGTGTTAATTGCTACGTCACTTTCAACACCAGACCATTCGCTGGGATTAGATCCCATCATTGCCTTATAGTCGGCATCAGCTTGTGCATTCAATTGAGCAATTTGGTTTTTATCCAGGTCTTCGTTACGTGAGAGTTGTTGCCACACACGACCTGTTTGTTGTGCAGCACCAGATTCAACTGCGTCTGTTGCTTGGTTCTGTACTGCAGGATTACCACCAAAAGCACGTTGGAATTGTTCAAAGCGTGCTTCTTCTGCTTGCTCCAAAGTAAACCCAGTGCTTGCAAGAACTTGCCTTCCAATCTGTTCGTCTTCTAAAGCGGCTTGACGAATTGATTCTTTTGGATGCGACGAAAGCGGATTCTTGAGATAAAACTCTCTTCCATTATCGTCCATAAGCATAAGTTCATTATCATATGGATTTCCTGTCAATACATAACCTTGATTACCCAAACCCTTGTGGAAGTCAAGGAATTTACCCTGTGGCTGAGCACGGGTTGTTACTTGAACAGGAGCAGGAGATTGCGACTCTAAAACGTTAAGATCCACAGTTGCCATTGGAATGGCTGGTCGATCTGATAATGAAGACGCAAATAAACTTCCTTGTGCAGGTGTTGCAGACAATGGGCGAGATGGTGCCTGCATAATAAATTCACCTGTGTCTTCTGCTAAAGCATTAATAGGCGAACGTAATGCCATCAAAGTTCCTTGTGTGCCAGGGATTTCAAGTTGGTATGTGCCTTTACGATTTTCTGCTGCTTGCAATAAATTTTTAGTTGCTGCTTGACGGCGTGCATCTGCTACCTTCCTTGATACCATCTCTTTAGGATCCGGGCGATAAGGTACGTATTCTTCTTCAAAACCTAAGTCTTTACCAGATGTAAGACGATTGGCAAAATTAGTAGGTGTAGTTGGCGGTACACTCGGAGGAACATTTGAGTATTGCTCCGGTGCATGTGGAGCAACTGGTCTTGGATTCTCAGTTACACCACGATTGCCCGTAACACGAGCAGAACGTGACGGTGGAATATCAACAAGTCCAAAATCACCGGTACGTCGTGCGCCAAGATCAGTCATTTGTACACCACGGGGGCGTTCATTGCGTGCAGCACGTGTTAATGCCTCTGCCGCCGCACCTTTTCCCTTGAGGTTACGTAATGCGTAGTAGCCACCAGCTCCAGTGAGGGCACCTAAGCCAAGAAGGCCGGCCATTCCCAAGAGATTAGGACCTTCATTCCGTGATTCGCCGTAATATTCCGCCATGTGAGTCCTATCGTCTGATATTTCTATGATATCTGTATTTTAAGGTGCAAAATTCAAGAAATAACAACGTACGTTAGACTATATACAAGAAAAGTACCAAGAAATCAATGGATCCGGTAGACAGAATGCAACGTGCCGTAGCAATGCGTGCCATTGCAAGTAAAACGGCGGATTTAGAGAAGGCAGGTGCTGATCCTGTTACGGTAAAAACGTTTTCTTCGGGTGCATTGCGGGAATTAGCGCGGCAAGTACCAGATTCCGATAAGTATAAAAGCGCATTCATGGCGGCAAGCAACTTTAAAAACCAGAATTCCAAAATTCCTAACCCTGATTCCAATTTTTAATTTTTAATTTTTTAGTAAATAACTAAATCTACGTAAAGCCGGGGTAGAATCCCCGGCTATTTTGTCTAAAAACTTGGGCAAACTCCTTGCAGCGTCTACACTTTTTGTTGATAGTGTACGACTTTTCGTAAAAATGGCCCCTATATACCCAAAATAGGGAAAATATTTTTCTGACGGTTCTTACAACACCTGTGGGAATGCGAATGTGCATAGAAAAAAAAGAACGGTGGGTGGGTAGAGAATAAGTTGGAGCGAAGCGGGGGCATGCACGAGTTTTCCACAGGTTTTTCCACAGGCTGCAACACTTTCAGACAGCGTACGAATCCCTGAGATCCCTTCGCGCGCAATGCTTTTCGGCTACACGGCACTGCGGGAGATACAGAACAGTTCATCGAGAAGCTCGAGGTAATTGTCACTGTTTCAACACAAGCAAGACAGAAGAGTTAGCAATAGATCCAAGGGTCATTCGTCAAGCTGGACGTTAAACGCAGCCGTTACTTCTGCGCACGTTAGTCGCAGATCAAGAGGATCAATCATGATCATCTACTTCACCCTGACTACAGATGAAGCCATCTATCAGTTCCAGGTGAACAAGGAGGAGAATCTGGTGCGTGTCACCAAGATGATCCTCAAGGCTCAATGCCCAGGAGAGTGGCATCGCTCCACACTCATGACCGTAGACGCAGGGCGCAAGCTCGTGCGTCAACTACAGAAGACCAGGTGAGTTATAGCTCCCAAGCCAGGTGCAATGCCTGGCTCTGGTCATTGCCACAATCCAGTGGCATCTACTACCTAACACCATGGGTTTCCGTACATCCCTCGGACGTGCATTCTCTGCAGCTACTCAGGCTGCATCACAAGAGTGGCACGAGTCTCAGCTTGATCGTCGCATCACTGGCGACGTCATCCGTTACAACGACCGTCGTATCACTGGCGACTACGCGCCAATCAACCAACGCAACAACTCCCGCGTTACTTATAGCGGGCGCTGATCCGTAAGCGGACAGGGAGGTGCAAGTCCTCCCATCAGCATTGCCACAATCAGTGGCATCTACTCCATACCAACCATGACTCAACAACTAGCTGCCGGCATCATCGCCGTTGCTACAACCATGGGTATTACTACCCAAGTCACCATCCATCTCCTGGATGTAGCTACGGCTAAGCAATGTCGCACTCATGACTGGCCGGCAACACAACACAGCGCACACATGGAATGGTGCGCAACCAACAACTATCCAACCAACTGATCCGTCTAAGCGGGTGACCAGGTGCAAACCCTGGTCCAGTTATTGCCACAATCCCGTGGCATCTATCCCATACCAACATGGCGGACATGCAAATCTTTGCAGTTTACAAAGACAATAGCGACAGGTATATATCTGCTTGGAGAAATTATTCCGACGCATATGCGGCGGCAGGTGAAATACAAGCTATGGATCCAGAAGCAACTTACTCCGTTCACACTATTGAAGAGGAAGAGTTTTCTGATTTCTGGTTCCACAATCTACATTTAACACTAGTCTGATGGTGCAGGAGGGGTTCGATTCCCCTCCCAGGCATTGCCACAATCCCGTGGCATCCACTCAACACAACACTATGTATTACATCATCATTGATGGCGTACAACATGGTTTCTCCCTTCAATGGGAAGAAGCACTGATCGAAGCTGCACAACAAGACCACATGCTTAACTCGCCGGAGTTAAACGACGGCATCCAAGGCACGCATGACGTACAAATCATGTCCTTCCAGGAGATGATGGAGGCCGACGACGTTGTGATGGTCATCTGACCAGGCGTGAGCCGGGGCATCGAATGCCCCATACAACTATTGCCACAATCCCGTGGCATCTACTACACAACACCATGTTGATCTACCAGCCTGAGTTTGACACTCGTCATCGCGTCATCTGGAATGGAGGTGACAGCTCTATGCTTCACTTCCAGAAACTGAAGGACGGCGAATGGAAGTACCTTGATAGCGTGACGTTTATGTCCATGCCTACAGGTACCAAAGAACTTCTCTACGAGATGAGAGAGTATTACAACTTCTCTATGACCATGCTCCAGGACATCATGTATGCGATAGCATTCTGATCCCTGCACTTAACCCTTCCGTTGTGGTATGCATGTACTACGACGGTGGGTTCTCTGCAGGACTCACATCCTGCTCATCAACATCACAGTATTCTTATGTTCAGCTCCACAATCATTGGCTATGTCACCGACCTCAAGGTGCTCAAGTCCAGGGAAGACGATAGTTATTTCCTGGCGGTAAGTATTGCAGTCAACGATCCATTTGGTGGTTCGTGCCGCTTGCGGTTTACGAACAGCAATGGGTTACTTGCTGCATACAACAAGGGCACCTTGGTGACAGGCCATCAGCTCATTCTCACGCAGTGGAATGTACGCATCAGCACAATCAAGACGCACTACCAGAAGGATGGACAACTAGTGACACTCAAGTACCCTGAGATCAAACTCACAGGTGTACGTGCCACTATCGGTGCGGCACCAAGGCCCAAGGCTATTGCTGCACCGTCTCAACCTGAGGAAGAAGACTACCTGGACTTCTGACACACCATCTAAATCCAACTAACAACTCATGTCCAACTCATTCAAAGACTCCTGTGTTGCTCTTGTCATTGGCATTGGTAGTGGCTTACTCCTATCTACTGGAGTACAGAAGCTACTCAACCAACACTACGAAGAACACTGCAACGCAAGACCAAACCACAACCTTATACGTACACAAGGACTCTTAGGAGACACATACTACTGTATCCACAGTAAGTACCTGTAATCTGCACATAACTCTCCCGGTAGTACACATGTATTGCCGGTGAGTTTTCTGCAGGTCACACCTGCACTACACCACACGACACCAAGCTAGTTCCATGAACTACCAAGCTGTTGAACAACTTCTCACGCAGGATGCTCGCCTGCTTGCCAGAAGAGATGCCCCTGTCATTGATCAAGAACTTGAAGAACAGCGTCAAGCTGCTCTCGAGATCTTCTTCCAATGGCAGGATGGCATGCGTGAGTACCAAGACCTTATGCCGTTCTGCGTTGTACTTCAACGTAAGGTAGATCTCAACAGGGATCTGCTTCGTTGGGAACGCAGGCATGAGGACTGACTCCTGATTGGAGGGGCTTCGGCCCTTCCCACCAGGACTCAACATCCTGGATTCCATTCCATTGCATTTAACATGTCACTAACAGTTGGCAAAGAAGAACTTGACTCTGCAATTGCAGTGTTCAAGATAGAGCATTACTACCTGGAGTTCGATGACAACATCGTCTATCTCCATTGGGTAGCGACAACATCCCAAGCTCGTGAGTACATTGATGCATTCCTTGAGTGTCTCGATGTACTAATTGACGAGCGATGGGTAGATACCTACGGTTCGCACGAACAAGGTAACCCTGTTCAGCTACCAGATGAAGACTACATTTGCTGTCGCTATATCCTGGAGACCGTTTGACATGAAGACGATCTATCGCATGCGTAACGGTTTTATCCAGATGGATTCTTATGGTGAGACTCATAAGTCCAACCATCTATTGAAAGCTGTGGTGGCTGCACTCATACTTGCCGCTAGCATTAGCACCATCGCAGCACTAGCCAGTAAGTACACGATGCTTGGCCCACAGGGCATCAACGCATCCAAACCGTACGTCATGGGCTACTAGCTAGCCATACCCTGGGCCTTCCTCCATGAGGATATAAGTCCCAGTCAACCAACCAACTCATCAATCCCCATGCGCAATCGAGTATCTATCGTCAAGGAAGATCGGATCTGGCAACTCAGGTGCCAGGGATATGACTACGACTCAATCGGTAGCATTGTCAACTGCAATCCTCGTTACATGACAATTGTATTGCGTCGAGTGAGGCGTCGTCCTCCGATCGAGAAAGACCCAATCAAACGTGGTCGTCGCAGTAATTTCCTCAGCGATAATCAAGTAGAAGATATTCGTATGCGCAAAGCACAAGGTGAGACTGCACTATCTATTGCCAAGGACTATCACATTGGTGAGTCAGCGATCTGTAAGATTGCTAACAACGTAACCTATAAGGAACCTGCATACGACAGCGGCTATAGATATAACTTTACTAATAGGCTCACTCGTTAATAACACTAGGCATCCACACCATGTGTGGTGTAAGTCCTAGTCAATTCATTACTCAACTCAACTCAAACCATGACGACACAACTAGCCGAGCACATCCAAGTACTTGAAGCTCGCATCAATTGCCTCATCGACAAGCTCCTTGCTAGCTACGCTAAGCGCTATGGAGATGGCGGCATTACCTTTGACATTGTTAAAGGTACCAAGTACTACAAACTTATTCAACGTGACGTCAAGCGTTCAGCTATTGACGGCAAGACTGGTGCATCAGTCCATGCATTTATTGACCGTCAATCTGGCGCTGTCTACAAACCAGCAAGCTGGGCGTCACCAGCTAAGCACGTACGCTACAACCTCATGGACGACGTATCGTTTGCCACCTGCATCCAAGATGCTGATTGGGCTGGCTCATATCTGTACATGAAGTAGTCAACACATGGGCATCCACTATTGAGAATTTTAGCAAGAGTTGTGTAAGTCCCATGCTCAACTGTCCACCTACCTCAACTCAACATGGGCGCACTCATGGAGCAGACTGAAGACAACAAGCGGTATCACCTCATCATCAACGTTGATGAGAAGTATGCCATCGTCAACGCACTAGCCTTCTATCATGCACACCACACTCTGGGTGCACTGATGGATGAGGATGAGCGTGAACAATACATGCTCGCATTCCAAGAAGATGGTCCAACCTTTGTTGATTCCTTAGCAACAAAGGTGGCCAATACCTTCTGATCACTGGGCAGCACCGACGTAAGTACGGTGTGTAAGTCCCAGGCTTTACTGTCTACTTACTTAACTCAAACCATGAGAGACCCTAACTTTATTGACGAGCAACGCAACGCTGACTTGCTTGATGCCATGGCTGACATGGCATATGAACAAGAGCAAGCCATGCGTGAATCAGAGGAATTTGAATGGGACGGCATTGAAGAAATTTCAAGCGCCGAACGAAATGCTTGTGACCATTACAACGAGAGGTACGTAATCAATGACTAAGTACACACTGCGTCAAGCATGGGAGGACGGTGACATCATCGTCATCCTGATCGCATGGACCCGAAGAAGGAGGTTGGTACTACACCCAAGGGGAACCTCTCGTCAGCCACTGCATCTTCTCCAAGAGGCAAGCGGTCCGGGTCTACGTCAAGTACTTCGAAGAGTACGAGATCGAAGGGCAGCCATCTCTTGGAGATACAACAACTCGATCCAACATCGACATCTGTTTCTCCAACGAACTAGCTAAGGCTTACCCTGAATCCCGTCCGTACTACTGCTGATCAATGCAAGCAACTGCAACACCTGCACTCAGTATCAACCAACGCAATCTCTATGCGTACTACCTAAATCACAAGAAGAAGTATGGGAACACACCATGCTTCGTACCTAAACTTCCATCGCAAAGCTCAAGGCTTGAGCAATATCTCCAGGCCTTGGTGCGACTGGAAGAATACGGATTGATACGTGTAGACAGAAGCAGTGCTAACTACACAGCATGGATCATGCTTGCACCCAAGGAGCAATAAGCTACGTCGTATAACACTAGCGTTATATCATTCGCTATTTGCGAATGGCGAATAGATTATCCCGAGTAATCGAAGTATTGGCATGTATTGGCAATTCTTTGTTGCCAAACAATATTAAGTATTAATACCTACCCATCCCTGGTATGTACCTCTAACTAGTGGGTATGTACCAGGGATATCCTTCATTCCTATCTATATCTAGTACACACGTACCAAAAATATCTCCTCTTATACCAAGGGATAGTACACATGTACATGGGGAAGACGGGGGAAACCGTCAATACCATCTTATTCAACAGTGAATACAGTCTTATCTAACCCTCTATAGGGTTTCATACTCTTCTAGAAAGCTGTATGGATAAGCTGGTATTCATCCCTTAGGTACCAGGTTTAATACACTTTTTTAACAACGTATGAAACCCTATATCTAAGATAATAAGACGGTATTCACCCTTCTATAACACGGTATTCATCCTTTTACCCATCCTCACCCAACCACAGACCTCACCTCAGGTCCAAACCTACGCATCTGATCTAGCATTCTTATCTCTGCTTGTTTGTTTTGCATTGGAATACTTTCATTCCGTATCACAGATGTCAAGAAGTCCATCACCTTTTCAGGTGGTGGCATGGAACCTTGTGCTTTCATGTACTCTTGCTTCCATCCCTCAAGGAATGGACTACCACCAACCGCATACCTACCAGCAATTAACATAAGTACAAACTCAGATCTCATCTAAGTTTAAGCCTGGGCATCCACACATTTAGTGTGGTGTAAGTCCCAGGGCATCTCCACTTACTCACAACAACCATGCTTGTTTCCAAACTGATTGATCAACTACTTAAAGCACAGAACAAATACGGAGACTTTGACATTTGCGTTTGCGATTCTTCCGAAGCAAACAATGTCGAATCGATTACTGACGGAGTTGAGTTTAACTTTCGTTTGTTTAACGAGAAAACTTATGAAGAATTACCTGGAATTAGTTTTGAAGAAGAAGAAGAACAAGATGTTGATCACCAAAGTGCTAAGTACTTTGGTGTAATCTTCCGTGACTACTAATTAATACCTGGGCATCCACATGGTGTAAGTCCCAGAGTTACACCAACCTCACCTTCAACTCAACCATGGAACAAACCAAGAAGTATCCTGAACTCACCTGGACCAAGAACGAGTACCACCAATTGCAGCTAGTACTTGATGCACTCAAAGCCATTTGTGCTCGCGAAGATAAACGTCATCAAATGGACGAGCATCTTGATCCACACATGCGTAACGTTATCGATGAGGTGATCGGAATGCTGGAAGATGAGATCGACTACGATCCAACACCTAACGAATCTGGAGAACCACCCATGACTATGGATGAGATGCACACTGCTGCATGGAAAGAACACCTTGCCATGCATTCATAACACCAGGTAGTACATAAGTACTGGCCGTGTATCAGTATCCCTGATGCACGGCCTTTACCTTGACTGCCCTGGTAGACTGACCTAGTTAATCAACTCAATTCAAATGACATCCTCCAACACTCCTCGCATTCCCGACTCTCTTGACATGCAACGCTTGCAGGCCATGCAGCTTGTAGCGAAGATGAAGGAATCAGCCGAGAGACATGGCATTGGTTTCATTGGGGGCTTCATTGCTCCCAATGGAGAGAAATTTGTAATGACAAATATGGATGACGATGATGCCATGGCACTCATGCCGGAGGATCTCAAGTGACTAAGAAATCTCCCATTAGTTTTGATCGCACCATTCATGGTGTGAACATCACTGAACATGGTATCAAGTCAGTAAGTAAACAGATCAAGCTTGGTCCATTCCAACTGACTGTCAACGCCAGTCCCAATGGCGTCAAAGGATCAGTCAGTATCCCTGGCACAGGCTTGAGCATTCCAAACATTAAGTTAATCTAAAGATCTGGGCATCCTTACGGTGTAAGTCCCACATCCAACTTCCATCTCAACATAACACCATGCCTAAGAAACAAGCACTCAATCCTCACTTCCCTACTGGTCCTAGAACTATTACTCTTGATCTGACTGAAGATCAATGGTGGGCATTGATTAACATGCTCAGAGCACGCACTGATTTCTATAAGAAGTTGCGGTTTGATCTCATTAGATTAAAGGATGATGGCCTTGAGAAACAAATTGATCAGTACACTGAATCCATGGAAGACATTGTATCTATATTGGAATCAGTACAAGAACAAGTAGCACCTTTGTATTACACAAAAGCAAAGCGTGCTGAGTGGCGTAAGCAACGTATTGATACACCTGATTTCCCATAAGTTAATCTAAAGATCTGGGCATCCTTACGGTGTAAGTCCCAGGTCTTGTCCACCAACTCAATTCAATTCAACCATGGCTACCACAAACACAAACCTCAGCTTGTTTGATCGCATCAATGTTGCACGCTGCGCAATGGAGCGTGCCCATAATAATCATTTTGATCGCGATCGTTTTGTTAGCGAGTACACAACTGCAAAGATGTGGACTCGTTACAACTGCTACATCTCAACCACCGTTTCATTCGTGGAGCCTGACTGATGACTGTCCTTGCTATCGAACACACATCATTCACTGACACTCATGTCACAGTTACAGCAGTTGTTGACGACATGCGCCTACTCTATCGGGCGACTCGCTTCGAGCCTGAAGAGTGGGCTCCTGCACTGTGCACAACAACTATTGAGTTGGATCCAGAGGAACCGATTCCTCTTGACGAAGATGGCTTCTGCAGCTATCTTGATCAGCTCGATCCTCACTGGCAACTTGTTGACAACTCTGACTACGATCTAGATTCATGATTGGTTTCTCAATTGAATTCAAACGCTGGTACTTAAAATGAAACACAAACCTATCCCAGAAGAAATTGTTGAATACTTAAAAGTTGATTTAACAATTCCACATGGATTACGTTGGATCAAGCTAGTACCAAACAATAACAGGTGCAAAGTTGGAGATCCAGCTGGATCAAAATGTTCTAATGGTAAATATAATTTACATTACAAACGAATTAAATACTACAATCATCGAATAATTTTTTATCTTCAAAACAATTTAGATCCGGATTATTATCAAGTAGATCATAAGATTCATGATGATAATACAGGAGAACTTCGCTTGGCAACCCATCAGCAAAATCATTTTAATCGTAGATCTTGTATTGGTTCTTCTTCTAAATACAAAGGCGTTTCATGGCATGCAAAAGACAAACGATGGGAAGCACGAATAGGATTTAACAATGAAATTATTTACATTGGTAAATACATAAATGAAGAAGATGCTGCAATAGCTTATAACCATGAGGCTATAAAGCTTTTTGGTGATTATGCTTTTATTAACACATTAGCAGAATGTCAATGATTGGATTTTCCATTGAGTTTAAAAAGTTTTATTTTGTACTGCGTGGTCCCAAGGGTCGAGTGTATCTGGCAACTGGCTTTGCTAAACGCATGCCAGTCATAATACTGACCGGTGATTACATACTGGAGCAGTGCATCGGCACATGGCCTGGTGATGAGACTGACGAAGAACTTCTTGATCAGTTGAAAGACATCCGCTAATTAACCGTCCTGGGCATGACGTTAAACTGCCTATTCTACTTACTCATTTAACCCAATGGAAATCAATTCTCCAACACCTCCTTTAGATCTTGTCAATGATTGGATGACACATTGGTATGACGATAACCAAACAGATGACACGCAACCGCTGTATATTGCAACTAAAGCTTCAATGTGGGGCGCAATCTGGGGTGCTACCAATGCTTTGGAAACAGCCATCCAAGACACGGCACCTGTTCATTGGCGCGTAGCTGGTGGGGCAGAAGATGGCCAACAGGTAGTACGTGTTATTGATTTAATGGAATGGCTTGCACAGTTCCGTAAAGAATACGAAGAAAAGATGTCTTGTAATTAATCAACCGTCCTGGACATGACGCTAAACTGTCCATTCCACTTACCTACACTACACCATGCAATTCGCTCTGCCTTCCAATCTTCAGACTGAACTCTTGGCTTATGATCCAAAGCTCAAGGCTTTGGCTAAGCAAGCCAACAAACCAGAAGCCAAGAAACCGACGTATCCACTTGGCAAGATTCCTTGCTTGATACCAACACACATTGTGCGTGAAGCCGATCAGCAAGATGCAATTGCTCAGATCAATCAGCGTCCAGCACCACAGCGTTATCAAGTCTTTACTACACCTGTAGATGTAGCAACACCACAGGCTAGGCTCAAGGTCATTGCCATCCTGTATCACTACGAACAGGTGTGGTATGCAGCATGGTTACCTTCTAAGCAAGAGAAGGATCAGTATGTGTACGGTCATGCGTATGCATTCAAGAACACATCAGCTACACAGAAGACTGCACCAAATTGGATATGGAATAGCAAAGATGATTGCGTTGTCCACGACATTGGTCGTGGCTCACAACTCTTTGTCTACACCAATACAGCAACCATAGAAGATATCCGCGAAAAAGATTACGATAGCTGGCGTAGTTATCCATGGCGAGCAGGTAACCTTTACTGCCAGAAGGGTTATACAATTCGTGATACTGTTGTTAATGAATTTGATAACAGCCTGCGGGAAAATCTCCCAACATGGGAAGATTCCCGTGGATTGTTTGATCGCATACGCTGCAAGAATATCTTTGATGCAGCAAACATACCGTCAATGATGTCAAAGCATCTTGATGAAACTCAAGGCTTGACTGTTGATAACTTCATTGCTGCTTCACTTGCATTCAAAGAAGAACACGGCTATAGCTCATTAACGTATTCTGTTGTCACAAAGATTCAGCACATTGTTACTAAACCTGCCATCAAGAAACTATTGCAAGCAGAGTTAAACCGTAGCATTGATGCATATAATGATCCCAATAACAAACACCAGCAACCTATTAGGCAAGGCTTTGCAACTTTTGTGCAGATCCTTAACTCAATCGAGTGGATTGATTCCATCTGGCCAGACTGCCCTATTGATTACTATCAGACTTATTTCAAAGAACTTAAGTATCTTCGCTTGACTGAAGTGCGTCTACGCAGTGGGGCTACACAAGAGCCTTGTTTAATCGACTGGTTACGTGAGCACATGCCTATTGCATCACTGTTTACAATCATGCGTAAGTACTTGGACAAACAACTTACTGAATACAATGGTCGCTGGGTTGACAGCGATGTTGGGTACCAGCGTCAACGCTTTGGTGAACTCAACGATACATTCTCCATGATGCTTAAGATCCTTCATGTTGGTAATACATTGGAGCCACCGAAGCGTTGGCGTCTGACCGAGTTCCATGACTACGTACAATCCGAAGCATGGAAGATCCAGAATCCAAAGGAGTCCCTACGTCAAGATCTATTTCCTGAACCCATCAAAGTCACACGTCTTGATAGGGTATGGACATTCTTTCAGCCTGTTGACACACATCAACTATCCATGTGGGGGCAAGCCGTACGCAACTGCGTTGGCTCTGCATCCCACTATGCGGATGACATCAAGAAACGTAAGCACTTCATTGTGTTATGTATGATTGATAACAAGCCCACCTTCACAATTCAATTGGTTGTGGACCAGGGTATGATGTCAGTCAAGCAGATTGCTGGCGTTGGCAATCGCAGTCTTGACTCAATAGAACGCAACGATTACACGGAAGCCTTCCGTGAGGTCTTGCAATTGCGTGAATCTGAGCTAAGCTCTAAGAGCTGAAGCCACAGCAGGGGCATCCTATCCTCGTAAATGGGATGCCTCTTTACCTATGGACTACACCGATGACCAACTACTTGCCATGGCCATGGCCAACATTGGTGAGTACATTACGGACAACTCACCGCAGTACATCTTGATTGAAGAAGATCCTCGCAATGAGGATGACTACGATAGCTGGACTTACGGAATGGAAGTCCTGCCTCAAGATCACACTTGGCAGTCAGATTCAATTGACGTAAGCCCAAGTGAGGCCGACTAGCCCAACGGCAGAGGCAAGCGACTTAAAATCGCTACAGTCCCGGTTCGAATCCGGGGTCGGCTACCAACTCAACACACTACACCAATGGACATCATTCGTTCGATCAAGTGCCTTATTCCTGAGTTCCATGCCTTCAGTGCTGAGGACAGGGGCTATCACGTTGGTGCTACCTGGACTGACGACCAGGGGTTGCGTGACTATCACAACGTTGAACTCAAGTACACACGCAACTCAGAACGTCTAGCGCTCCAAGGCAAGCAGCAGCCTGATGGCAGTTGGCTTTACATTGAACCCAATGGTCGTTGCCATGTCATGTCAGCAGAGCGTGCTGCTCACTTCATGGCCCAGGCACAGGCACAAGCTCAGATCCTGGAACAAATGTTACAGAACATGAACACAGATGGAGGCGATGGAGTGGTAGACACCACTGCGATAACTGTGTAAGATCATCTAGCCAAGGACTACTCAGCCCCTGCGTAAGCGGGGGCCTTCCTTCATGACAAACGATTCTATTGATCTTGACCTTGTTGACCAAACCATTGCACTGATACCAGAGCAAGCCTGGACTCAAGTGAGACAAGCAATTATTACAGCCTTAGTTGATAACATGCCTGGCTTTGCACTTGAGAAGTTGACAGGTACTTATGATGGCTTCGATCGTGCAGAAGAGATTCTGTATGACTACTATCAACTTCCTGCTTTAAAACAAGATCTTATTGTTGATGCATTCAGTATCATGGGTGCATTCAATTGCCTCGAACTACTTAGCTCATTGAATCTTACTGAAGATGAATTGCAGACAATGCAACAGCAGTAACACACGCGTTACTTGTACTGAACATCTGGGACCTGATGTAACCAAACGCTATTGTCGTTGTCTTGATTGTGGTTGCAAGTTCCGTACTGTTGAACGGTACGAAGTTGCTAAACCAATTCCATTAAAAGCCTACAAACCTATTGGTACCAGGAATGGAAACTCTTTCTTGACTGACAATGATGTGTTGATGATTCGTCATCTACATCAGAAAGGATTGAGCAATGGTCAGATAGCAATACGCTATGACACTGCTCGCAGTACAATCTCACGTATTGTCAACTACAAAACTTACACCAACATCAAATGACACAACAACACCCGATCACCCCACTACCGAAGCTATTCCAGAGGTGGTCAGAACAGTTTGAAGCAGGGAGACCACTCTATGCAATGTTTGAAGATATTTACAGAGCAGGAGCAGACGCTGAGCTGGAGGCGTGCTGTGAGTGGTTACAGGATCCTGATCTCAATGTAGACACTTACAAACTCCGCGCCGCACGCCGTCCTCAGCCGCCGAGCCTCAAGGAACAGGCGCTTGCTCTTGTCGAGCAGCACGAAGATGGTTGGCGACCGTCGCCCAAAGATTGGGACACCCTTCGTCGTGCCCTTGAACAACTTCCCGACAACAACTAATTACTACAATGACAACCAAGCGACAATTTGATTACAAGATTGGTGACCGTGTTGCTGAACGTCCCAAACCCCATGGGATCTACACAAACAACCAACAAACAAGAGAACGTATCTCTCAATACAGGAGCCAGCGGTATGGTGAAGTAGTTGGTATCAACTACAAGAACAACTCACGTGGTGCCACCCAAAAGTTCTTGCTTGTTCGTTGGGATCATTTACCTAGCCCAACTGAACATGCCACTGCACGCATCTGTCCTGTGTCAGCGCTAGAACGTCTGACCAAAGAAGTCCTTGTCCCTGGCGAATGACATGACACAAGAACACCCAATCACCCCACCGCCTGAACTGGTGCAGCAGTGGGTAGACGCTTACTTTGGCGGTGGAATCTCCCATGTAGACCTCGCTGCCCAAGCTGCCCAATGGGGCGCGGACCAGGAGCTGGAGGCGTGCTGTGAGTGGATTGACTCCTTTCAAAACAAATTTGTTTATGCCCATGATCTTCGTCTTGTCCGCCGCCCCAAGGCGCCGAGCTTGAAGAAACAGGCACTGGAAGCTTTGACATCTGCACCTGGGCCTGACTATCCCATTGTGATGACAATGCTTAACGCTGATCAACATGCCCTAATCCGCCGCGCCTTAGAGCAACTCGATGACTGAAAACCAAATCCACTTTATACGTGGTTGCTGTACAACAATCCTTGCCTTTGCAGCTACTGGTTTAATCGCTGCAATCTTTTTGTCACCTGATGAACCTAAGAACAACTCTAAGTTTGAAGTCATTGATCAGTACGAAGGTTGTTCAGTAATCCGTTACACTGATCCCACATCTCGCTGGCATTACTTCCTTAAGTGCTCATGAACGTACAACTTGTTTGGGCAACGCCCAATGCAGAGGAAATGATCACGCGCATGGCACGCGTCTCTGCACCAAAGAACCAAGACAACATGGATACCGCACCCAAGTTGTTGCGTTATCTGATTAAACATCAGCACTGGTCACCGTACGAGATGGCCAATCTCTGTGTTGAAATCAACACAACACGTGCAATCTCACCGCAGATCCTTAGGCATCGTTCCTTCTCATTCCAGGAATTCAGTCAACGTTACGCAGATACCAGTGAACTTGGCTCAGCTATTATTCCTCATCTGCGTCGACAAGACTTTAAGAATCGTCAAAACAGTATTGATGATTTGTCTGCTGATGCAATCAGTGGTTATTACCGCCGCATTAGCAAGTTGTATGAAGACGCTGAACATCTCTACCGCGAGATGGTTAGCAGCGGCGTTGCAAAAGAATGTGCCAGGTCCATCCTGCCACTTTCAACACAGACCCGTCTCTTCATGAATGGCACTATCAGATCTTGGATCCATTATCTACAACTGAGGACTCATGAATCAACCCAACTCGAACACAGAGAAATTGCAGGAACAATTAAAGGAATCTTCTGCAAAGAATTCCCAATCATCGGAGAGGCTGTGTTCTCAACAGATCAATGATCTGATTGAGAGGTATAAAGAACCAGAGCAAGCACGCCAGTTCCTTATGGGGGCTGGCATCATTGATGAGAATGGAGACCTCATGCCTCCATATCAAAACACCTCAACCTAATTAACTATTACCACTAATCACCTATGACACGACAACAACTTGTTAATTGTTCCACTGTTACTCAAACAGTATTCGATGCATTCTGGCCACTTGGTATGTATCCAGATGATATGGATACTAGCAATCTTGCTTTAGCCTTGCGAGCTGTTGCGGATCAAGTCGTGCCGGATCAACAAGAGCCAGCAAGCTCGCCGCACATGGGAAGTTTTATCTCTCATGTAAAGTGGAGCCAGTGCCAGACTATTCGCATCCAACTCCTTGCCATTGCTGACGAGCTTGAAGCCCAGTAGTCACCTTTACTAAAAGGTTGCAGCACTTTGCTTCTTCAGTTCTGTGACGGCATGCTTGGACTCCACATCCTTGCGTGCCAGCTTTTTCTTTTTGTCCACCAGGTAAACGATCAGTGCCTTGTTCATTTGATTTGTCCTCCAGTGACGTAAGGAAAGTAGCAGATGTTACGGTAGGTCAGGCAAAGCCATGGACGGTGTGCTAAGTTCCACCATGCCTTGTCTGTCTTAGCCTGCTCCTCTTGGTTGTATTTGCAACCACGATACGTTAACGTCATGGCTTTGGTATCTATTGATACGGAAAGTATATGACGATTGGTGTATATGATGTTGTTTACCAGGTAACACAACCATGATTTCTATTTCAGAAACCTGCAAAGAGTTCAACAAAGCAATGGGTATCAAAGGAAGGTTTTTCCTTTTTGTCCTTGGTTTTGTTGGGTTATTGTTTCCAGGGTGGGTAGCCTACGTTGTTCTCTCTGGTCTTGCTAAATGTACAGAAGATAAAAATATGTATGTACTTTTAAAACAACTTGCAGACTAACAATGTCTTTTCTTTTGGCTCGTGTCACAGATGAATCTGATCTTCCAGATGATTACTACTCATTTGTCCAACAGTTTACATACTGGCAAGGAAGCTACGCTTCTCAACTTGATACGGAATCATTGATGATCTTGCTATGGCAAATGGACAAACGTATTAAAGAGCTTGAGGCAAAGCAAAGTAATCTGCAATGAAAGGATTTAGCTCCACCAAACAACGCACACGTTCATCTAGTTATTGGGTTGCTTCCTACACCAAAGACAATCAGGATGAGCCATTTGGCATACACAAAAAAGTTTTGTCTTACAAACCAGGGCAAGACAAAGAACTCTTGATGATTCGTTATTGTAACTCAATTATGAAGATTAACCAAAACATATGGGAGATCCTGGTCCATCAGGGGCCAGATGATACCCCAGACTCTGGTGACCAAATTGTTTTAAGATTATCAAGAGAAAAGTTCAAGGGCTCTGCTCAAGTAAACTAACTAGCCATTACCACTAATCCTCCATGAACAAAAGACAAATTGAAATGCTCCGCTTCATCGTTAAACAAGAGATTGAAACTGCTGGCATTGATGGCATGGAGCATGGCGCTTGGGGCTGGGCCGAAAAACAGTTAGACAAAAATTGGGAAGAATTCCAGCAATCTTTCACGGATCCCAACGAAATGGAGTACAAATCTTTTGACTCAATTAAAGAACTTTTTGAGGATCTACATGCGGATGAAAAAATCTATCTAAAAAGGCTTCTTTTAAAAGAAAAAAAAGAAAAGGTCAGTGAGGATGAAAACGAGCGCCGTTTCAAAGCCTGCCTTGAAGAAATTCGCAAACTTACCCACGCAGATCTTGTCAATCTAATGGGCAAAGAGTGGTTTGAAGACTATCGCCGCCAGTTCCAATAGTCGCTTCTCCTAATCACCCATGAAATCACTCGACGACTACACAACGCTCGGCGCAATAGTCTTGGTTTTGATTGTCTTTATTGCTCTTGGTATCTGGTGGCTGCCTCAAAAATGGCAGGGCTGCCAGAAACTGTATGACAAAGTGCCTGCCCAGGTTGTTTGTTTCCTGAGCGAGTAAGCACCTTCACTAATACTCCCGAACGGGAAAATGGACCTGAGCACGTCCTAAAACTACTCATCAGTTTTCCTTATCATTCAACTCAACTCAACACCATGAAACTCCTCAAGTTTTCCACAGGTAACGGCAAGCTCAAGAATCGTCTGATCTTCAACATCCCAGCGGGCTATGCATGTCCACACGCTGGTGTCTGTAAGACCATGGCTGATCGTGTCACTGGCAAGATCATGGACCTACCTCAGTTCACTGGCACAGAAGCAGATGAGTATCGTTGCTTTGCTGCTATGGCAGAGACCAGGCCAACCGTACGTGAAGCTCGTTGGCACAACTGGGATCTGCTGCGTGAGACCATGCATATGAATGGGAATCAAGCCATGCTTTTGCGTGATCTGATCGACCTATCACTCTCAATGCAGCCATTGAAGAAGCTGCTTCGGATCCATGAGTCAGGCGATTTCTGGACTGAGAACTACATGCGTGCTTGGATCATGGTCGCACAAGAGCGTCCTAAGCAAACCTTCTACGCATACACCAAGTCGCTTGGAATGTGGCTGAACCTCAAGGACATCATCCCATCTAACTTTTATCTCACTGCGTCGCAAGGTGGAACACTCGACTACCTGATCCCCAAGTACCCTGAAGTGTTCCAGCGCATTGCTCATGTGGTCTACACAGAAGAGGAAGCGCAAGAGCGTGGGCTAGAGATCGATCATGACGACAGCCATTGCCTTGGTGACAAGCCGTTCGCACTCTTGGTTCATGGTTCCCAGAGGGCTGGATCTGATGCCATGAAAGCCTTAACGCAACGGAAGAAAGAAGGTAAGTTTGTAGGTTACGGTAAGTCACAAAGGTAGTTATCACGATAAGACCTGGTACTATATGCCTGGTCTTATCCTGTTCAATGGCTTACATCATTAGTACGTTGGTGGATGGTGTGCCACACGCCATCCATGCCAATAGTTCCGACTCCAAGTTTGAACTGTTAGCTTTGGATTCTGCTAGTTCACTTAGTAGAATTTACTCCCATCCTTACCGGGCTGGTGCTTATCAAGTTCTAAGTTGGATCCTGGACAATGAACCCACACTCTCCTGTTATGAGCTCCAGGTTTCCGATGAAGCCCGGTTCCAAAAATGAATCTTGGTTAGTCTTTGATATTGAAACCAATGGCCTCTACGATAAAGTCACGAAAGTTTTTTGTATCGTTATCTACGATATCAACCGAGAAGAAACTTTTGCTTATGGGCCTGATCGCATTGATGATGCTCTTGCTCATCTGGCAACCGGTGATGTACTCATTGGTCACAATGTGATCTTCTACGACGTACCGGTTCTGCAAAAACTACATTCATTCAACTGCAAAACACGCATCCTTGACACACTCATCTGCACACGACTCATTTGGCCCAAAGAAAAACTCTACGACCTTGACGTACAACTCTATCCGGAAGTTCCGAAGAACTACCGCGGGATGGCCGGTCTTAAAGCCTGGGGTTACCGCCTCTCCGATAACAAGATTGAGTTCAAAGATTTCTCGGAGTACTCAGAAGAAATGCTTGTCTATTGCAAGCAAGACGTCTCGGTTACTTCAAAACTTTGGAGGCATATCGCCAACCAAGGCTATCCAGAACAAGCTCTCAAACTTGAACACGACTTTGCTCTTGCCATTAATAAACAAATTAGAGCAGGTGTTTCTTTTGATGTGGATGCAGCTATTGATCTTGTGGATAATCTCCGAGCAAGAGAAGCACAGCTTGAAACGGAACTAAAAGAAATCTTTCCGCCAATCGAACATCGTAATTGGTTTACTCCTAAGGTCAACAATAAAAATCGTGGCTATGTCAAAGGAGTACCTTTTGAAAAAATCCATTACGAAGAATTCAATCCTGGATCTCGTGATCAAATTGCTGATCGACTCAAGGCTAAGTACGGATGGCAACCAGAAAAGACAACTGAAAAAGGAAATCCAATCCTTAATGATGAAGTGTTAGAGGCATTGCCTTATCCAGAAGCCAAGCCTCTGGCAGAATACATGCTCATCAAGAAACGCCTTGGTCAAATTGCAGATGGCAACAACGCTTGGCTCAAGCTGGTTAATAATGACAGCAGTCGTATGCACGGTGACGTTGTTACTAACGGCTGCGTCACTGGTCGTTGTGCTCACCGATACCCAAATATGGGTCAGGTTCCAGCAGGCTATTCGCCATACGGCAAAGAATGTCGGTCATTATTTCATGCACCACAAGGATGGGACATGATTGGTATCGATGCCAAAGCATTGGAGCTACGATGTCTTGCTGGTTACCTTGCCATCTATGACGGTGGTGAGTATGCACGTGTGGTCACGGATCCAACAATTGACATTCACGTGTACAACCAAGAGCGTTTTGGTGTTGCTACCAGGGACATCAGTAAGCGTTTACTGTATGCCGTGTTGTATGGCGCTGGTCACCTTAAGGCTGGCAGCATTGTGGATCCGAATGAAAAAGATGAAGAAGTTCTGCGTAAACTAGGAAGAACTGCAATTAATTCATTCATGGCTGAGGTGCCAGCCTTGAAAGAACTTAAGGAACGTATTGAATCTCAGATTGCAAACAATGATTGTCTCATTGGATTAGATCGCCGTATTCTTTATTGCCGTTCGGCATTCAAAGGATTGAATGTTTTATTACAATCAGCAGGCGCAATCCTCATGAAGCAAGTTGTTATTAACATTCATGACAACATTGAGTCTGCCCTCAGTCTGCCCCATGGGGCAGAGTGGGAACAAGTCTTGATGGTTCATGACGAAGTGCAACTGGTTTGTAGTCCCAAATACACTGAACAGATCAGAGCCCAAGCATTGGCAGCTTTTCCACAAGCACAGCAATTCTTTGGATTCCTCTGTGACATTGAGGGAGATTCTCGTGTAGGATCCAACTGGAGCCAAACGCACTGAGCTCTTCGTCCTAAGTATGACGCTAAACTACTTATCACCTACTGTTTGAACACATGAACTTTGTTACAGTTTGCGCTCAACTCAACGACACACCTCGCGAAGTTTATACTTCTGCCACATCAAGCAACTATGTTGCAGAGGTAATGCTTCCTCCTGTAGGAAAAAATAAATCTGCAACATCTCTTGCGCTTCATGTTTACGGCAAGGCTGCTGAGAAATTCAGGACCCTTGATCGTGGTGCTCGTTTGTATGTACACGGTTCAAAGATCCGTTACGATATTGATGCCAAGGCATACTCACTGCACGGCGGTGTTATTGCAGTTGTTAATGATTCGTTTCCAATTTTTAACGATGTGATTCTTACTGGTCGTTGCATTAAAGACATCGATCAAGAAGATGCACGTGCGTTTAAGACAACACCAGATGGTTTGATGATTGCCAATCAAACCATCTCAGTTAATACTGGTCGGAACCAAGGAGACTTGTTCAACTTCTATGCAATTAATAGCAAGGATGACAAGTTAAATAACGCTGAGTTGATGGTCAACTTTACACGGAAAGGAACTGGACTTACCATTCGTGGCCGTCTTGTTACCGATGCATGGACTGATAAAGAAACACAACAACGCCGAACACTGACCAAGATCCAGCTTGTGCAGATGACCTTGGCGCCAAAGCCTGGCATCAACGAGCCAAAGCCCGTAGCGTCCCAGACGACGGTTGCTTCTTCTGATAATGTTGCTACACTGTGGGGCGGCAAGACTGCCGAAGATTCCTGGAGCCAAGGTCTGCCTGATCTCCCTGGTCAGTACGGACCAGCTCCTGAGCCTACTCCTGAATTCATTCCGTTCTGACTCATGCCTCTTCAACTTGATTTACAAGAACAAGATCTTCTTTCTTTAGAAGACGCCATTGCGTACGAATTTTTTATGGAGAGTGCATACAACATTATGCACAGTGCTAATGAAAAGGATTTAGACATTGCTGAACAAGTTTTAAAACTTGCTCAAGCTTCTTATCTGATTGCAAATATTTTTTGCGAAGTACGTTTAATTAACTCACAACAAACCAATGACACCGACGCATGATCAGTTCACTCTCCTCTATGAGGATGAGCACACTAAACTTCTGTATGAATTCAAGGCTCTTGTTGCTGACGATGTAATCAATCACCTTGTGGATTTTCTCAAGGGTTGTGGCTACATGGAAAGCAGTATCTTTGAATGCATGAAAGAATCTTCTGAGGCATATTTCGATTCATTACGTACTCAGCAGTACGTAATGAAATGGGACAAGCCTGAAGCAGAATGATGATTCGTCCTGAGCATGACGTTAAACTGCTTACTCCTGACTACGAAACAACCATGACTTCTTCGATGACCACCAAGAAAACTTCTGCGCTTGCATCCAGGGGACTTGATTCCTTTAAGCTTTTCCAAGCCAAAGAGTTTGTTTCTGGCTACCAGAATCTTGTAACAATTCAACCACTAAACAAATCAAAAGTACGTGGTTGGTTTGTCCGCAAGTCTGATCTTGATACCTGCGGATGGACTGCTACTGAAGATGAGTTTGCCAATGGTTCCGTCATCTGGAACTATAAGCAGACCTTTGGTATGGCACCTAATACCTCCATTGAAGAGGGACTTAACTTCACGGAACCTCGCGTCCAGATCTTGTTGCGTTCTCCACTCATGGTGGAAGAGACAACTGGGATGCGTCAAACGATTGGCACCTTTGAAGATCCAGAGGTCAAAGCCATGTTTGAAAATGACAAGATTGCATCCGACCTTGCTAACAGCAAGGGCGAGATGTACAAGCGTAAGTACAGTGTACGTACAAAGTACCTTGTATATATCCTGACCCAGGACAACAAGCGTGCTCATAAGATCCCCATGGTGCTAACACTCAAGGGTCTTAACGGAACCGATGTTTCCGACAAGGTTAAGCTGTACGAAAAGGAAATGTCTAAATGCCTGAGCAAGGCACTGGACTCTGAGGTACCGCTGGCATTCAACGAGAAGTTTTACGCCACTACGGTGTTTACTCCCGTCCTTGCCAACGAGATGCGTGGTGCTAACAACGTAGAGATTTGCGCCATCGAATCTTTTGACATCCCTGACTACAGCTCCCAAGAGGAAGCGGTTGCATCATTGGGCCGCCTTTCGATTCCTGATGAAGATCGTGAATCGACTTGGAAGTACCAAGGGATGTTTGAAGACTATATAAATCAACATTCTCGCCAAGATGCGCAGCGTCTTGGTGGTGCTTACGGAATCAAAGATGGCGTACAGATTCTTCCCGTCTCACGCATCGCAGATGCAGTTGATGTGAAAGCATTGCCTGCACGCAATGAACTAACCGGAGAAGATCTTAGCCTTTGAGGCGGTTCAAGATGTCATGGTCAACTTGATTACTCATCAAGTCCATGGCATCCTTTACTAATCCTTTAATAGCAACTTGACGCATCGTGGCGATCTTCGTTAGTAAGGTCGCCATTTCTTTTAGCTCACTCATTGAACTGCATTCGTTAATGGAACGTATCATCTTCTCTTGCCAGAAGGCTTCTTCTGGACCCATTTCAAATTGCAACATGGGATTCAATTGTTTCAAAGTATTCTAACTACAACGTAAACTTAATTAAACCTTTTGTTTATGTTAGGGATTCAACACATGAAACCAGAAGACAAAGCTGCTCTTACCGTCGGTGCTCAAACTGCATTAGTGACAGCGGCTGCTGCCATCCTTCTGCCTAACCCAGTCTCCTGGGCGGCTGCTATAGTGGCAACGTACCGCATGGCCAAGCGTGCTCGCATCCAATCTCTGATTGACCAAGGGCAAGCCAAGTACTGGAGGGGGTAACCACCTGGTACAACACACCAACTCAATTCAAATCAAATGCAAACACAAGTTGAACTTAATGCAGCGCAAGCTGCAATCTATACACGCACGAATCTTTCACGTGCCTTTCAAGACTTTGATGACACCGACATTGGTGGCATCTATTTGCGAGGCGATGATTGTGTTGTGGTGCGTCGCGATGGTAGCGAGCAAGCTTACAACAGGGAACTAATCAAGACTTCCTTTAACAACTACACCCACCGTCTTAAAGATTTCTTTTCCTATCTTGGTCCCAATTATCGTGGCCCTAGTGTATGGCACAACAATGCTTACATTCTTTTTAAGGGCTGGAACTACTCACACGCACTCGGACACCTGAGCTCCCATGCAAAACTACAAGCACACTGGGCTGACAAATTTATACATGTATCAAACACCGACAAAGTCTTGCACCTCCTCCAGTCCGATCAAACGGATATTGGACATTTGGTTGCGCCAGACGGATTGCGGCTTCCGAATCGGCCCATTGACATTGACGGTGACATGGAAGCTGACGACTCCGAGCCTGTCATGGGTGAACCTTGGTGTTCGTGTGGGTCGTATCAGCGTCAGCTCAGCAACGTATCTGACTTTGCGTCCGAGATCCAAGGATTCAAACCCTGGTGCATCCACCTGACTTGGTTCAACAAGTACAGGGAACTGCTGTGCAAGCGCACCGAAGCACGGAATGCCAGTCCCAGTGGCACACCTGAGAAGTGTGTTGCCTGGTGGTATGCACCACCCGCTGATCACATCAGTGATGGACGCTTTGTATTGTTGTATACAAACTCAGGTGCACAAGCTCCGCTCAGTCATTGGCGTACCTACAAGCCCAAGGATATCTTTACCCAGCATGATGCATGGGATCTGTTTTTCAATATGATGGAGGCTGGCTACGTTCCATTCCCTGGTACTGCATTGCCACAACTCAAGTCTGCTGTCAAAAAACAATGACATTTCAAATCGATAATGGCGTTGTTTACCTAGGTACTCAATGCCCCAGTACAATACTCAAAATTGAGTCAAAAGATTCAATGATTGACCCTGAGCTACGCAAGTATGCAACAGAGTTAGTCAACAAACCTTTTCCAAAACAAATGATGCTATCCAACGGCAAGTACTCACTACACCTTGAACTTGATGAAGACACTTACTGGGGTCTTGTTAAGCTAGGTGCAGAAATCAAAACTGATTGTGAAACTTATGCAGAACACATCCTCATTGGGCATATTGAATCCGGACTCGATCAACAAGCTACAGATTGAATGCATTGAAGAAGAGGATGGTTCCATGACCATTCATATCGAATGGGATGAAACAGATCCCGATCTTCAATGGTGGACAGATCTTGGCGCAGAAGGCCAAGAAACCTTTATGATTAATGCACTCCAACAAGCTTGTGATTGTTATGTCGATTGACACCTACGGCCTTAGCTCTGAGCAGTACACCGAGTTCTTTCATAAGAACATTCGTGCTGCAGCCAAGCTTTACTTGGATACCTGCAACATTTTGAGCAGCGAAGGGGTCGGCAATGTCGACTTCAAAACTGTCTCAGAGATGTACCAAGAAGCTGTGTACACTACCAATGATGATTGCCGTCGTTACCAAAAGAGTAACAACCCCGAGGCTCTCAAAGATACTGATCTGCTAGGTATCTATCCTTCTAGAGAAGAGCTGTTGGCTGAGATCCAGGCTGTCAATGCCAAGGTCGAAGCACTGAACGACTACGTTGCTGAGTTAGTTGCGGTCACCACCAAAGGGCTTACCGGCATTGCTGATCGCCTGGTAGACTAAACCCGCCGCCCTGCAGGGACGCCGTCCTGGTCAAGACGTAAAACTGACCACCCATCTCAACACCACACCATGTTTGAATCCTTGTTTACCGCCGTACTTCCGGTGATCAAAGATTTGTTGTGGGCAGCAGCCGGAGCTCTGCTGACCTACGCACTCAACAAATTCCAATTTCAATTCAACTGAACCATGACTCAAGTTACCCAGGCTAAACTCAAGGACTTATCTGTCATCAAACTCTACGAGCATTATGCTGCTCTCGAAAAGTCTTTGCCTCTTCTCACTCCTGAGTCCCAAGAACTGGCTAAAGCAGAGCTTGAGTCTTGCGCCGACTTACGGTCAGAAAAAGTTGATCGTATCTATTACGCCATGGCGGCGCATGAGGATGCCCTTGAACGCATCAAGAAAGAAGGCGATCTCATTACGCAATCCAAGCGTCACCACGAATCCCAGTTGCGGTCGCTGAAAGGCCTGCTAAATTACTTACGTCGAGTCCTTCCTTTGGACTCGAATAAAATCACAGGTCGCAATTATCAGTTCACCTTTGTCCGCAAAAAAGAACTTACCGTCGAAGTTACCACGGATCCAGAGTTTTGGCACACTCAAGAGCGAACAGATTATTGCATTGAAGAAGAAGTCACAACAACAAAACAAGTTGTTGTACGATCAATGTCAGGAGAAGTTCTATCCACTAGAACAGAACCTAAAACCGTCACTAAAATCCTCCCTAATCTCGATGCCATACGCAGCGCCTATCAAGAAGGTCGGCAACTTCCAACAGGAGTCAAGGTCGTCCAAGAGTACTCTGTCCGTTCCAAACGAATCTTCAGTGAACCCCGAATGGAATTGGTTTCACCCGAGTATCCAGACGAGCTTCTACGAGAAGATCCCAGCACCGACGAATCTTGAAGATGCGTGCATCAAGATGGATTGTCATCTACATGCCGTCAAGGATTTTGAATTGCAACTTGAGATGAACAAGTTGCAGATCGACATGGTTAAAGATGGTGGTGAAGTAGCACCTTATTGTATGGATGAATACGAAGACCTAGAACAAAAGAAGCTCAAGCTTCTTGTTGGCAAACGGTTTCATCAGAATGCATCCAATGCATACTGGTACTACTTGCAAAAAGAAAAAACAAGTAAGTAAATGCAAGTACAATAGTTAAAGCTGTAGGAGTTCCATGGGCGGTGATCCAGTCCTTAACAAATTAATTGCTGGGTTTACCCAGGATGGAACTCCTCTTTCCGCAACGATTGGTTCCAAGATGGAGCATGGTGTTGTCATCTTGACAGCAGCCATGCTTTCTAATGAAAACCTTGCGGCATCAATGGATGCAGAAGAGATGGTAGATGCTGCCATCAATTACTACAACATTATTCAAAAACGTCTTGGTTATTACCAAGAGCATCAAGCCCATTCATTAGAACGTCTTTTAGGTAGCTGAAATGCCTGACGTATTTGGATTACCCCAAGACAAAGCAGCTAATACTGCTAGCAGATTGGCTAGTCGTTACGATGCCAATACTGCATGGAGCTCTTTGGATGCAACGCCTACATGGCAACTTGGCGGAGACATGCGTGAACAATATACCAAACACATTCCACGTCGAGGACGGAATCAAATCTCTGTAGACTTTGACGATATTACTATTGATCGCACTCCATCTACTCCTGTGCGTTTTAATGTGTCAGAAGGAATGGGACCTATTCAAATTATGGATATGGCTAAAAATCTTCCTCAAGGTGTGCAAAATCTAGTTTTAGCTCCAGTGCAAAAAATTGCCGGCAAGTTCATGGTTGGCGGTTTTAACTCCTAATCTGCCAATAAATCTGGTAAGCTAGGACTGTCATACCCCTTATCAATGGAACCTGTCTACGTACCTAAGCTCACCGTCTCATACGCGGTTGATGTCGAGGTAGCATACAACGCATTCAATGGCAAAACCATGGATGAAATTGCTGATTTTATTCAAGACGAAATCCATGACATGTTATTTGACATTGAGCAAGTAACCGGTGTAACCTCTGATAACACTGCTCTTTACTTCAACGACTGATGATGAACACTGATTACCTTGCTGAGTTTGATCCAAAGGAAGAAGAAAAGACTCAGACTTTTCTTGAACACATGTACAAATGCTCGGGACGCGAAGATCCGAATCATCCCATGCATAGTCTTTACACTGGGTTGTACCAAGACTTTTGCATAAGGGAAGCTGGTCCTCTTGCTCGTGAGCGTTGGTTTGAAATGCAAGAAGCCATTCGCCTTTACGAAGAAAAGAAATTGCAACCCGTCATTCTTGACTGATGGAACATCCTCATGAACCCGTAGATGCCATCAAGGGTTGGCAAGACTGGTACAAAAAACATCGCATTGTTGCACAAATGGATGAGCCTCTTGTGACTAAAGACTCACGTGAAAACATGCACGACACTGCTGACGCTGTTAATAGTGCAGCCAAGGCAATGTGGATGAACAAAGCTCAGGAACACTTTGCTGATACCCTTGCTGAGTATCAGTACGAACTTTCTGGCAAAGATCTGTACAAAGCTTTTTATAAAGCTGCGTACGAAAACGCAGAGGCTGCTCGTAAAGAGTATGAAAAATCAAAAGAGTTGATGGACATGCTTCGTTATAGCAGCCTTGCACAAGACTAATGGTGCGTTCCAAAGATCCTGAATATCCTTCGTGGATCTGCCATAGCTGTGGCGAGACCTATGGCACGTGGTACAAACGCGGCTCATACGTTGGGCCGCCTCATCACTGCGCAACCTTTCATAAGGGAACTTGTGAGATGTGTGAAGCAGAAGATGCGCTTGTTACCGAGCCTCGGGACTATGGACATCTACGGGCAGATTGGAGGCGTGCCATGATACAAAGTAAAAACTCCCAGTAAATCAATGCGATAATAAAGAGTATATAGCTTAAATGACATGCCGTTATATAGAGACCCACGTCGTAAAGATCTTCTTTATGAAGTTATCAAAGTACAGACGTGTAGTGGGGAACCACTAGAAGTTACAACGGCAAGTGGTACAAGTACTTACGTGCAACCTGCTGGTATGGCAGGGGATGCATTTGGACGTACACGTGTATCAGCACCTCTAACTCTCTTTGATTCAAGCCATCGTTACAACGACAATGGCTTGTGGTCTACGTCCAGTGGTACCGGTGGTACTTCTGCATTCAATGCAAACCAAGGTCTTGTTGAACTCAACGTAACCACTACATCTGGTTCCGAGATCATCAGGGAAACAAACAAGGTCTGTTCATATCAACCAGGGAAATCCTTGTTGGCTATGTCAACCTTTGTAATGGATGCTCCAAAAACTAACTTGCGTCAACGCGTTGGTTACTACGGTGCTTCTAATGGTGTGTACCTAGAGGTCAGTGGTACCACGGGGCCTGCCTTTGTTGAACGCAGTGCTGTAACTGGAAGTGTTACTGAAACACGTGTACTGCAAGCTAACTGGAACATTGACAAACTAGATGGCAACGGACCCTCAGGTTTTACGCTTGATCTCACCAAGGCTCAAATCCTTTGGTTTGATATCGAATGGCTTGGCCTTGGTACCGTGCGTGCAGGGTTTGTAATCAATGGTGCATTCATTCACTGCCATTCATTCCATCACGCCAACCTAATTACGTCCACCTATATAACAACGGCATCTTTGCCGTTGCGTTATGAAATTACTAATGTAGGTACTACGGCAAGCAACAGTACTTTAAAGCAAGTTTGTTCGACAGTCCTATCGGAAGGTGGATACGAACTACGTGGAGCACAGTCTGCCATTGGTACTCCTATCGCATCACCACGTGATCTAACAGTCATCTCCACTGAGTACCCTGTTATTTCTATTCGTCTTAAATCAACCCGTCTTGATGCAATTGTTATCTTGACCGCCTTATCAATCATGGGTATTACTAACAATTCAAACTACAACTGGAAAGTAATTACAGGTGGTACAACCACAGGGGGGTCATGGGATACCACTGGAGCAACTTCTTCGGTTGAGTACAACATCACTGGCACTTCCTTTACCATGGGGACAGGACGTGTGTTGGCAAGTGGTTTTGCCACTGGTTCTAACCAAGGTTCAACCGTTGTTGACATTCTGAAAGAAGCTTTGTTTTCATTCCAGTTAGAACGCAATGGTCTTACCAGTACTCCAACAGAATTAACCTTGGTATGCAGCAGTGCTCAAGCTGGCTCTGATGTCCTTTCTTCCATGGACTGGGAAGAAATCTCAAGATAAGTCGTTGATTTGTTTTTGATAAACTAGAACTATTGATTAAAAGCTATGTATACCCCTGGTCCTCAAACGCAACAACCACCCCAGATGGGGGTGGAACCACTCAATTCTGGGGTGACTCCAGGACCTCAAGCAAAGCCCAAGGCTCCTGGTAAATCAAAGAATGGTGATGTCGGGGCCTTCATCCAGCAATGTATCTCCCTTTCCTCCTACCTCAAGGAACTTGAGACACAATCCCATCTCATTCACCTGAACTACGAGGGGCCTAACTTCCTCGGGGTGCATGGGTTCCTTAAAGACCAGTACGAAGCTCATCTGGAACAGTTCGATACGTTAGGTGAGTTCATCCGCAGCATGGACTATCTGATGCCCATGTGCGCCAGGGGACTGGCTGATGCTGGTCCTGGCATCCAACATGTTACCAGCTACAAGGGAACAGAAATGCTTGCCACGTACTACAAGAACTTGGAGGAGCTAGGCATGAAGTCCAAAAAGCTAGAGCCTATTGCTGCCAAGGTGGGTGCCATTGATATCCAGAACTACATGGCTGAGCTGTGTGGGCAAGCCTTTAAGGCTGCTTGGTTTGTTAAAGCTACTTTGCGGAACGGTTGATGGCTAATGAAAAATTAACCGAAGAACAACTTCGGGCTATCCAAGCAATGGGAGCTTCCCTATCCACATTGGGAATAGGGCCTGCAACAATGCTTCCCTTTCAAGACTTGTTGCAATCAAACGCAATTTCAAAAATTAAACAACAAGAAGCAATGCGGATGTTTCCGCAAGCTGACTCAAATCTATTTGATTACACGCGCGGTGGAACACTGCCATATAAACAACCAATGTTAGCTAATGAAGTAATTCCATTAACTGAAAAAACTGCTAGTAGTCGAGTTTTTGATAAAGAGATCAAAACAAATTCTCCATTAAGTGCAAGAGAAATTTATAGAAGTAGATCATCTCTTCCTGAGTATTTAAGTGGGCGTCCAGGTGCTCCTAGTCCTGAGTTAGGTTCTTTTGCAAACGCTATTAGCAATAAAACAATTTTTCCAGAAGGTGATATACAAGCAATTACTGTAACGCCTGGTCCAAACCCTGGTCGTTTTGCACAAGATTATGCAGAAATCTTAGCAGATAAGTTAGGCAAAACATTAACTGAATATGAACAAGAACAATTAAACAGCGGAACTAATGTTACAAAACTACAAAACAAAATTAAAGCATTAACTTCTAAAACACCAGGTACGGCTGGTTATATTTGGGGCAATGTAAAATATCCTCAATATAGTTATGCAGAAGGAAATTGGGGTCTTGGACAAAAACTAGCAGGAGAAAATCCTTCTATATATTTGTCAAGAATAAATGCTGATCCATCAAACGAAGCAAGGTATCTTTATACAGGTGATATTTTAAAAGGACAAGGAGGCATTGAGCCAAGGGTTCCTTTTAAACAATACGAAGATCTTGGTCCCGGTACAGGTCCCTCTTGGGGCATAGCTCCAAATAAAGACATCAGTTTTAGAAAAGATTTAATTGGTGCCAGGGGAGAATTAACAACAGGAGATTTGCAAGCACTGCTCGCTGAACGAGGATTGCCTTTTGAATATCAAGTAGAAGGTGATCGCTATACAAGAAAAAAACCTGGATTTGTATTACGAGCCAACTTAGAAAAATTAGCTAACTCTGAAAGCATTAGTCCAAGCCAGGCCGCTGAAAAATACGCGCGTTTGATTCCAAATGTAGGTGAACCTGTAATACCTCCAACGGCTGCGGTTAGCGCAAGAGTAGGGGAGTTTCCAGAACAAGGGCAAATGGCTAGCCCATTTGGTCGCTTTGCCGCCAAAACAGATTTACGGCAAATTGGCATCTTACCGCCAGGGGATAAAGCTACCTATAGTCCTTTTACAGTAGATGAATTTACAAATGTATTTCAACCTGAAAATACAAGATACAATGCAAGTTCCTTAAAAGAAATAACCCCATCAAAGGTAGTTCCGGCATCACCTGGATCTTTATTTGATGAAGACTTTATCGAAGGCAGTTACCAATTCAACATAAACAGAGATGTATTAAGACCTCAAGCTGCAAATAAACTCTTAAACAAAACAACTAAAACTTTAATTGAACAAGCAAAACCAGTTAGAGCTATGGGTCTTGGTGGTTTAGCTACAGGTGGAGTTTTAACTGCAATGGATCCTGCCGTTATTGATGCTTTGTCTCGTGGTGATTACCAACAAGCAGGGACAACTGCTGCATTAAACACTGCTATTGGTTCTGTTACAGGTGGCGCAACGGCTAAGGGTTTACAAGCCTTGCAAGCTGCTGGATACGCAAGACCTGCTGCTGCAATTGGAACTGTTCTTCCTGCAGTTGGTGGTGTTCTTGGTGGAGTTGGTTTAGCTGAAACTGGTAAAGCTCTTAACCGTGCATATCGTGCACAAACAGGTAAAGATTTTCCAACCAGAAATCAACCTATACAACCTACTCCCTACACAGGGCCAACTCCTTCTATACAACCACGGATGGGCAAAGCTGTTTTAAATAACAGGCTTGTTGACGTACCTTATGGTTCTGTAGCAGGAACCAAAACAGTTGGTCGTCCTTGGTGGGATAAAGCTGGATCCGCATTCCAGGGTTTACTAAATCGTTTTAATGCCGGCAGTATTGTTGGACGTTAACTAGTCCAGTGCTCAAGCCTGTGGCAGTTGCAGCAAAGCGGAATACACTTCTCAATCTCTTGCTCAACCCTGCTCCAAGCGTAACCATGGTTAACCATGGATGAGATGTTATTGTCCTTGTCACCTATGTGGTGGAACTCAAGGACACGATGATCATTCAGCCCACACTTCTTGCACTGCAAAGTCTTCTTGTACTCCAGAAGCTTTTTTCGATTCTTATCGATACGTTTTTTAGCAGTGCCCCAGGTCACGTCTAGTTTTTGTGCACGTGTGCATATAATTTATCAGTTTTCTCAATAAACGTGGTTTATTGAGATTCTTAATAGCACCTGGGTAGGAGTCGAACCTACATCGTCCTGCAGCGGCAGTAACCGTCTTATCCAATTAGCTCGGACCAGGTGATCGGGATGGAAGGTACTGCCCCTTCTCCTTTGCGTCCCAAACGCAATGTGATACTTTTCTACTACATCCCGAGTGACCCCCTGGTTTGTGCATCATCCTGAAAACCATTTTGTTGACGTCAACAAAATGGTCTACGTATAGGAGCTAAGCATAAGGGGTGTTGTTAATAGATGGATGCAGTGTAACTGGCGTACCGACAATCGGGCTGTGAGTTAACCAGGCGTATCCAGACAGTGACTGCACCACTATCTTGGGCTCTCCATCTAGGCTATCTGCCTAACGAGTCACCCACGGCCCCATCGGAAAGAGAGGGGGAACTCAATTATTATACATCTTCATTAGGTGTTCTCCAAAAGTACTCATCGTTTTCTCCAAGACGACCCCACTTGGGGGCGTGTTCCACATCAAAGTAGCGTGTTGATACCTTGAAGTCTGGTGTCTTGAGGTTGTGATAACTCAATGATGGATCAACCATGCGACACCGATTGTTGGGATAAGCGCCAATTTGACCGTTGTCCAAAGCCACAATATTATGGGATTTGTGCTCATCAGGAAACTCCGAAAAGTAAAAATCAGGTTCGTTCCGATGAGGATGATAATTGTCTACGGTAAATAAATATGTGCCCTTCATTACACCTGCGCTTCGTGTCAGGATTTCAAAACCCATGTTGAAGATTAAATTCTTTTCAACGATCGTAAGTCCATGGTCAAACCCATTCCAGAACTGAAGGTCTGTCAACTCCAAGTCAGGTGTAGGTTCTTTGGGTTTGTCTGGATAGTCTGAGTCCCATGCAAGAAACGCACTGATAGGAAGCTTGTCATACAACGCTCCGTACTCAGTCAAGTACGCTTCAAAATACAGTGCTCGACCCGTAAGTGATTTACAGGTGACCCAATAGCCAGGTGTGTACTCACCATGTCCTTTCTGAAGGTCGTACAGATATTCCTTGCGGACCCATACTTTGATTGGTGGTACGTTGGCAACAAGAGTTGTCACAAAAAATCCCGGTTGTTATACCGGGATCATAGCTTCCTTCTCACCCAACTTGTTGCTAAGCACTACGTCTGTAACGTGAAGGAGCTTTCGACTATTGGCTCCAGAGCGATATTGCTCTGTATGTCAGGATACCATCATTTCTTCTTCTTTGCGGCTGCTTCCTTCTTCTTGGCAATCATCTCTTTAAACTTGTCGCGTGCAGCAGCTTGCTTGTCGGTACCACCTGCTTTGCCCTTGGGAGGTACGGCTTTACCCTTGGGAGGAACTGCTTTGCCGCCTGCAGGTTTCTTAGCTTGTGCCATGATTGTTAAGTAACTCTTTTGATTATAAAGTTACTTACCTTCTTTGTAACGACGAGCTGCACGTCCAGCTTTCTTGGCACGTTCAGTGTTAGGTACAAACTGTTTACCCTCTCTACTACCAGCTCTTTTCTTCTGGTCAGTCTCCGCACGTTCTTCTTTAGACAGTGATGCCCACGCTTTCTCTGGGAGGTAACGCTTGGTGTAACCTTTTTGAATTGCTTTGTCTGTCATGTTAAGGCAGCAGGTTTAAACTGAAGTGCATTCATAATTATTTCTTTTGTTCTTTGAGAATAATTACTATTTATAAGCTCAGTTAATTTAAAAGGATATTGATATCTTAATGCCGCTTCTCTTACCTCAGGATTATTGGCGCTTTGTTTTGCAATCTCCTGCATAAAAGTTTGATTAGGAAAAGCGTCAGGCGTATAACCTGTTGAATACTTACCAGCTAGGTTCATTGTTTATTCTCTTTGTACTTCTTGGCAGCAGACTTAGCTTTACTACGTTTTTCATACTCGTCTTTGGTCTGCCATTTTTCTTCGCCCCACTTCTCCAAGGACTTTTGTTTCTCGCCTTTGCCACCTTTATATCCACCACCAGCTTCTTTGTACTCACTTGCAACAAGCTGAGCCTTACGTGCGGACCACTGCCCAGGCTTGCCACCTTTAGATCCTGCCATCACGCGATCTTTAATACGTTCGCGTAACTCAGGCTTAGTGTATTTATTCTCCTGAGACATCAGGATTCGTAACTCTTTCTTCTAATATTTTAGCCCACTTACATGGACGTATTATTGCTTCTTCTATTTCCTTACTTTTGATGTAAGGAAATTCTTTCGTTAATCTTGCAAAGTATTTTTCGAGGCGTTCAGCCTCGGAAGGGATGTGGCACTTCATGATTGGTATCAAACTTCTCAATGATCATGTCAATTTTTTCCAGTGAATCAAGACGACACATCAACTCCGTAATTGCATTGATAGTAACGGGGTGCTCAGTGCGTGCTGCAAAAGCAAGTGCATCGCGCAGATGGCGACTTGCTTCATCCAAGGATCCTTTAACTTGATTAGAAAGAGCCATTACTTTGCTAGGTAGTACAACTAGATTAACACCAAATCCAACCAATCTGATAGGAGTCAAAGTACGGTTCTACCCCCAAGGATTCCATCAGCTCATACACAAGGCGTCCCTTGCCATGGCGGCGACCGTCAGGTGCTTTAATGTTGTCGTCCACCACAATCAAGGTGCTAGGCCCCAAGAGGCCAGACGCTGCAAACAATTCTTTTAGATGATGAGAAGCAGGCGCCCAATCATGATTCCAATCTGTGATGTTGTACGAATCCAAGTACAAGAGAGATACATGGCCGTGCATCGTATCAAGAGCTTCGACAGAATCTGATTCAATAACTTCTGCATGCTTGGTAGATGTACGTGCTAGCTCACAAGCCTTTGGGTCAATGTCAATTGAAATCAGTTGACCTTTCCCACGGATGTCGATGTAGTTATCAAACAACAAAGTTGAGCAGCCATCTCCTGTGTAGTTGTTTTCCTCTCGGTACGTACCAGTCTCAACAATGATTGGCTCGTCACACGAGTCAAGGTGTGCAAAAATTTTTTCAAAGGTTTCTTTGCGAGCGCCTAGCTGTGCCTTAAGAGGAGCAAAATAAATATCCCAGGTACGCTTCTTGGTCACAGGTCTACGCGTGTGTATGGTACGTCCTGTGATTGTAGCTCCCTTTCGTACTCGTCAGCCTCAACGGTCTCCACGTCCTTGTATGCCAGGTTGACAAAACAACCAGTGCGGCACTCTTCGTCGAAGTCAAAATAGAACCGAGTTAAATTTGCAGTCATTTTCCAAAAACAAAACTTAGTTAAGAATTGCAACAACCATTTCCAAATTGCTGGCACAAGCCAGCCAAAACAAGAGTAGTACCCCTGAACACCAAGTAAAAACTTGTTCATTGGCGGGATGCGACCTCCATGAAAAACAGGTAAGCATCCATGCTAATAACTACAAACATAGCCCCAAGGATTGAAGCAATCGCGTAGTTGAATCCGTCCATGGCAGTAGGTTCCTTCATCTGTTAGACTAATAGTAATACACAAAACCATCAATGGTTGCTAGACTAAATACGTCAGACCCTTGGATTAAAGCCAAGGACGAGCAACCAGAAGTCATGCGGTCGTTGAATAGGACCGCAGCCAGAATTTCTCTTAACGGTCGACGTCACTATACAACGCCGTTACCCACTGGTCCTGCGCCTTCCGTAACCACTATCATTGGCGAGACCGCTTCCGAAGCAAACAAGCGGAAGCTTGAAATGTGGTCGAAAGCAAATCCCGGTGTCAAGGAAGCTGCCGCCGAACGAGGAACCGCAATTCACTATGGCATGGAACAATACCTCAAGGGGAATAAAACTCCGGATATTCCTGAAGAGTATTCCGATTTTTGGTCGGGAATGCCATCGATATTGGACCAGTTCCAGGAGGTCCTTTGGGCGGAATCGCCGGTACTTGACAAGTTTAATTTTACTATTGGGTCTGATGACGTGGCTCGTGTGTGGGGTTGCGATGATGAGGGACGTGCCTGGGCTGGTGCTCCTGACATCATTGCTGTGGCTAACGGTAAGCTTACTCTTGCTGACCTAAAGACCAGTGTCAAACCCTATAGCCGCAAGTGGCCTAAAGATTTGGAAAAAGGGTCCCAAGAATGGAGAGACCTGCTTGGTGGTCATATGAAATTTAAAAAGACTTGTAAGCAGCTCGCTGCCTACGACATAGCTATTGAGCAGACTCTTGGTATGACCGTCCAACAAGCGGCAATCTTGGTATCAACGCCTGTACGTACACAAGTCTTTAAGATCTCTCGGAATTTTCTTAACATGCTTCGAGAAGATTGGTACAAAATTGTAGATGAGTACTACAAACAAATTGAAAACTGTAATGTATATGACGCAGATTTAATTTAAATCTATGCAAAGGGAGGCAAGCGCCTTACTAGAATAATGGCCTACAACCCCCAAGAGAAGATGGAGTGTCGGAAACGGTTGGCATGGACGATTGCTTGCGAGCGGGCCGTTGTTACAAAAGAAGATGCTGTAACGATTTACAACAGACTCATGGATGAATTTAATGGGATGGATAAGAGAAATAAATATAAACAGAGTGAGTCCAATAAGTCTCAGTGATTTAACGATATCTTAGGAGACGTCCTGGGTTGGTGGCCGTAGGATGAAAAGACAAGCCAAAAACACATGAGCACCCACGTCATCGGCGTGGGCGAATGGATGCATACCCTTGTTAGCCGCATGGCCAATGCGGCGGATGGGGATTTGTTTTGTCTTCCAACGCCTATGCATTTACATGCTTACAACTTGGTAAAAGACGATCAATATCCCGATCGCAGCTTTAGAATCTCTCTTACCTACCCAACGAAATGACGCCGAGTATGAACCAGCAGGCAGTAAAACCGGGCGAAATTCGGCTCGATCTCATTCCCATTGACTGGCCCTTGACCCCACTGGGTCCCAACAAAGATCCTTACGTCATGGGATGGCAGAACAAACCGTTTACTAAAGAAGAAATTGAAAATGAAATTATCAACGGAGAATGTAAAGCTATCGGATTACTTGGTGGTCCTGCCTACAACCATCCTTATGGTCTCGTTTGGGTTGATGTTGACGGACCATCCGTCTATGAACTCATCGAACAGATTTCCAACCTCCCAATACTCGATGCATTGCCGCCCACCCTTACCATCCTCAGTGGCAAAGCAGGCCGAGAGCGTCGCCTCTACAAAGTAAGTAAAGAAAAACAAAAGCATTTCATTCGTAACAAATACACATGGACCTCGCAGGGGTCCATGGAAAAACTTGAGATCTTGTGGAAGCGGCACCAAGGCGTATTGATGGGTGCGCATCCAGATACGCAAGGTTATTTCACTGCCGAAGGTTTGGGATTTGAATGGGCAGACAAATTACCTGAACTTCCGGATTGGGTATTGAATGGCATCATTACCAGGAATGCAAAGCAAGGGCGTCCTGCTGAAGAAGTCTCACGCATCATCGGTAACTCGTTCGCAATCACCAGTCGCATTGGATTGGAACGGGATATGCAATTGGCAGTTGCTGCGATGTGGGCACTCCCCATTGAGGCAGTCGATGACTATGACATTTGGATTGCGATCGGACAGTCGCTCCATGAGTTGGATGAATCCCTGCTTGATCAATGGGATGAATGGTCCAAACAAAGTGACAAATACAAAGAGAACGAATGCCATAAGCGTTGGTTATCCTTTACAAAAGGTGGTGGCCGGGGCATTGGTACGCTTTACCATCTGGCTGAGCAGAATGGATGGAAGCGTCCGCAGGAAGACAAGGTTTCTTCCCCTGACGATGCTACGATCAATCTGGCGGCAAGCATTCTTCCCGAAATCGAAAGAAATGTGGAAGAAGAAATGAATCGCCTTCTCAACACTGCAACTCCAACCGACACAACTCTAATGAACACCGAAGATTATGGCGATGATGTACAACCTAAAAGCGCCAAGAAGAATAAAGAGAAGGAACTCAGGCAACCTAAGAATGAAGTTGCGGACAAACTACTTGGAATCTATGCAAACAATCTGCTCTTTAGTCTCCCGCACAATCAATTCTTTATGTATGACCCTAGCCAAGGTCTGTGGAGCAAAGTAAGCAAGATTGAAATGCTTGGTGATATCCGTTCCAAGCTACAAGCTCTTATTACTAGTGGTTGGTTACGCGAAGGGTTTAGCTTTCAAATGCTTGATGATATGTTCAAGCAACTGCAAGCAATGGTCCCGTGTGATAAATGGCACGAGGCAACAGATGTTCTGCTATTCACCAACGGTGTACTTGACGTCACAACAAAGGAACTGCGGCCATTTGACCGTAATTTGCATATGACGCAACAGATGCCATATGCCTATAACCCTCAAGCAACCTGCGAACCAATCATTGATTGGCTTCGTTACACGCAGCATGGTTCTGAAAAACGTACGCAAGTTCTTCGTGCATGGCTACGGGCAACTCTTCTTGGTCGCCACGAGCTTCAAAAGTTTCTTGAGTTGGTTGGTCCTGGTAAATCTGGTAAATCCACTTATGCAAACCTATGTGTTGCACTGGTAGGTAAACGTAACGTCTGCTCCACAGAGCTAGAACAGATTGAGAAGAACCGATTTGAAACTGCAAGTTTCATGGGTAAGAAAATCATTCTGTTCCAAGACTCTGACCGTTATGGTGGCAGTGTTTCAAAACTAAAAGCCATTACTGGTGGTGACTGGATTCGTTCTGAGTTCAAATACCAAGCAGATCAACTGGAGCCTTTCCAGTTCCAGGGTGTTGTCATCATTACTGCTAACGAAGCAATTCAGTCCACCGACTACACCTCAGGTCTTGCCCGTCGCCGCCTTACTATTCCGTTCGACCGTCCTTTTACTGGTGGGCAAGAGCAACAACGTACCTTAATGGGTTTCGATAGTAAGGGTACTCCTGAAGGAGATTTTGCACCTTTGCTTCCAGGGCTTGTCAACTGGATCCTGGCTATGTCTGAGTCGGAAATGCGTGACTACTTGATGGAGACATCAAAGCACGTTGATTTCTTCCAGGCTTATGAGAAGGATCAAGCCATTCGTTCCAATCCGATTTTGGATTGGCTGGATAAACGCGTTATCTTTGTGCCAGGGGCGGAAGTTGCTATGGGTATGTGTAAACCTTCACCAGGGGGTGTCAATTACTATGTCGACTGGACCACGCAGGTGTATCCGTCTTACGCAGAGCATTGTCGTAGTGCCAATGTTGGTGTATCGGGGCGTTCTCGCTTTGAGGTCCTACTTATGGACATCTGTAAAAACCAACTGAAACTAAATGTCTACGCAACCAAAAAAACCAATGGGTTGGTAATTCACAACATCTTGATACGTGATGGTGTCAGGGATGACTACAAGTGTTACCCCTCCATCCTGGAAGTAGCTGCAGACCCCGCCAAATACAAAGAAATGTACGGTGTTAACCCTGCGATAATGGAGGAATACATTGCGACAAACCATTGAGCAACGGTCGTCATCTGATCCTTGACCTTTATGGTTGTGATCAAAACCTTTTAGATAACTATGAGGAGCTCCAGCGTTTGCTGGAAGCTTCTCTTGTTTTGGCGGGAGCAAATATCTTACGTATCTTTGGTGAGAAATTTGAACCGCAAGGCGTTACCTTGTTGGCACTATTGTCTGAATCCCACGCATCTATCCACACGTGGCCAGAAGTAGGGTATGCGGCAGTTGATCTATACACCTGTGGTGATACCACGCTCACACATCGGGCTGCAGAATTTTTGAAATCAAAACTCAAGGCAACAACAGCGGAAGAAAAAGAGCTTGTGCGATCAATTGAACCTCTTGATTGTGTAGAGTAAATCGGAATTATTCCGATCTAATGACTAAGAAAGCAAAACTTTTGTGGTGTGGTGACATCGTTGCCATGACCGGCTTTGCACGTGTAACTGAAAATGTTATCTCTCGTCTGAAAGACGACTTTGAAATTGTTGTTCTTGGTAACAACTGGTGGGGTGATCCAACGCCACTTCAGCAGGAGTACAAGATGTACCCGTCATCTAACCGTCATCAGACCGCACCTTTTGGTGAGCAACGCATTCGTGAGATCGTTGAACGTGAACAACCCGACGTGGTATTTACGATCAATGATATGTGGATTATTAATGAGCAATACAATCAAATTAAGGATCTGCACAAGGCTGGCAAGTTTAAATTTGTTGGCTATGCACCCATGGATTCGTATGCATGGACAGGTTGCTTAGCGGATACTGCCAATGAATGGGACGCTGTGGTCTCGTACACAGAATTTGGTGCACACGAATTTATGGCTGGTGGTATCACCAGGCCTATCTCTATTATTCCGCATGGTGTGACTCCTGGTCAGTTCTATCCAGTAGATAAGGCAGAGGCACGCCGCAAGCTGGGACTTAAAGAAGATAGCTTCATTGTTTTCAATGGTAACCGCAATCAATTCCGCAAACGGATTGACATCACAATCAAAGCATTTGCTGCGTTTGCGGTAGATAAACCTAATGCAATGCTTTACCTGCACATGGGGCTCAAGGACCAGGGCTGGGACATCATGGAGGTGTTTGCACGTGAGATGACACGTGTGGGTCTTGATCCGAACGGACGCATCATCATGACGACGCAATCGGATGGACCGCCGAACGTATCGGTGGAGATGCTTAACACCATCTACAACGCATGTGACGTGGGCGTTAACGGATACCAACTACGCACGTGAGATGCCATGCCCTTCCTCTGATCACCTTGCTGAGATCTTGACGTACCTGTACCAAGACAAAGGCATTCGTGAATGGGTTGGTACACGCTGCCGAGAACGTGTGCTGGATCCACAGTTCTCATGGGACACAGTTGCGTCTCAATTTGGTGGCATCTTTGAGGAGGTGTTGTCCCAAGAACCTGAACCTGTGGCAAAACCTAAAGAAAAACGGAAGGAACGAAAGGATCGTACGAAGACCCGGAAGCTTGGTAAGTGACGTTTGATGGTACGTATGTACTGTGGAGAACGTACGGAGATGGGTAAAACAATGAATACCGTCCTATTCAAGGATGAATACAGTCTTATCTAACCCTCTATAGGGTTTCATACGTTGTTAAAACAGTGTTGCATTTGTGGAAAAAATCATGAAGCCACACAGAGGTGCAACACTTTTTCAACACAGTATGAAACCCTATATCTAAGTAAATAAGGCGGTATTCACCCCTCCACAAGCCGGTATTCACAGTTTCTCTTGCGTACACTTCCCAACAGTGGTACAGTGTCATGGTCCCCACTACCAGGAGGTCATGGCACGCACCTACCTAGAGATGCTTCCGCTTTGGTACGTACAGGACCAGCTAGAGCTCTCTGACCAATACGCGACAGGTCTTGCGTGGAAGACGCAAGCACGTGGTCACAAGCCCGGTGACATAGCTGGCCGGCAGCATGGCAAGTACTGTTACGTTTCTCTTTGCGGCGCACGGTACCAAGCGCATCGCATCGTGTACTACTTACGTACTGGTAGCGATCCAGGGAACGCAGACGTCGTTCACGACCCCTCCAACGTCACGTACGACAACCGTCAGGAGCTAGCCCTCAAACAACGCCGCACCCGTCCTGCGCCTTCATACCGACGCCGCACACGTAACGCCGAAGGAGAGCTGGTCTACAACCTGGAGAACGGCATGTCCTTCCACAAGTACCAACGCCTTATCGGCAACCCACTCAGTTCTTAATCATGGCCAACTACACCAAACGCATCAACGAACTGGCTTCTGTACTGTCGCCTTTCCGGTACGTTGCCAACATTGAGTTACTTACGGATGCACAGTTAAGTGCACATGGTTATTACAGGGGATTTATATGCCCCCATGGGCATACCATTCGTGACAAGACATATCACTGGTGTTACGAATGTGTTCGTAAAATTTCCAATAACAACTGTGGTTTTGACATCAACTATATTGATGGCTTGTACAAACATCGCCTGCTATCCATCTGGAGCAAGATACCTGTAAAGGATTTTGAAGAGTGCTGGGAAGCACCTGCGTTAACAAAAGCGCGCATTCGTTTCCCTTCCTATCGTTCTGCTAACAGTAAAAACCTAGCTGAAAACATCAGTGCACATAAAGTCATTTATCAATGTGCATGGGGAGATGTTGGCAAGATGGTTGTAACACGTACGTGCCGCAATAAAGATTGTCTTAATCCTTTGCATATGATTTCAAGTTGGAATCGCACTTTCCCACCCGTTGAGATCCAACCGTTCCATCACACGTTTGACCCCAGCAAATTAATGCACGCTGCAGATAACCAGCTAAAAGAAACACCTGAACCCATTATGAAAGCCAAGTACAAACAAACGATTCAACATCCGTTGGTGAACAAAAACACCCCGGATTATGATGATACACAGGAGCTGTATTACGGTTCATATGCCCAGGAATTCAGTAGTTAGTCAAGAGCAACGAACTAAAAATAATCCATTAGTACTTGGTACTTTTGATCAGCTTTCGCTGCGTTATTTACGTGGCAATCTTGGTGCAAAGTACCAAGTAAAAACCAACGGGTTTGGCGGCGGTACGTACAACAATTGGTTCCAGGTCAATCTTTCGGCACCTGCTTGGATCATTGTTACCAAAGGGCCGCCGCGCCCTACATATATCAACGTCAGTGTCTATGATCTCAACAACATCCCTCAAACAGATCTGCCTGTGTTCCAGGCTGATTCACTGACTGATGGTATCAACAATCTAGGAGATGTGTACATTCCTTACCTCAATACGGTAATGAGTGTTCAATCTGATCTTTACAACACCTTTGATAGGTTGCGGCTTGATCGTGGTGATGACCGATACTTTCCTTTAGGCGTTGGCAGCTATTTAATTTGCATTTCGTCTACACGCAACGAACCCCTTAATTACGAAGTTGGTGTTGTTATCGAGCCTGCTTCTACCGCTCAAGAAGTATATTGGGAGCTAGAAGACGTAGATGGCAGCATTGTATTGCAGGAGTACACGATTGATGTAGCAGAGATTGTTAGTCCTGTAGACACTGCAGTTATTATTCCTCCCAATGGAGGTGCATTCACTGAAGCTCTTTGTGTTATTGAATCTCCAGGGGGGAGTGTTACTGTTGGCACCAACTCCACATGGTTAATTGGTACGCGTATTCCAAGTGGCAATATCAATGATTTTAAAATAGAACTAGAGCCTGGTGATGACGCATACTACGATACTATTCATGACCACTCATTGTCAGATTGGCAAGCTGCTTGGAGTAGGGAACATCAAGATACCGATCGGTTCCCTGAGGTCTTTATTCCGTTAACAAACAGACCATGATCAAAAAGCTACTTGCTTTATTCCGTAAAAAACCACGTAAACATTATCCGCATGTTGCTTGGTTGCGCTATTGTATGGAAAATCCATCGGCACCAGGGTGCCGCATGTATGACGTATGACTCTTTTAGATCCTCCTCAAAAACCCAAAGAACCTAAACCAGTGCCTTCCAGGATTACGGAAGCCACTGAAGAAGACTGGCAAGATTTTTTTGCCGAGCAAGAAAACTTGGATTACCTAAGAGAATTTGACCGGTAGAATAAAGAAAAACCAGATCTACCATGAGCGTAAACAACTATATCGAAGCTGCTCTCGCTGTTCATGCGGCGGCTTCTGTTATTACCGCCTTAACACCAACCCCAAAAGATGACGCACTTGCAGTAAAAGCTTACCGCATCATCGAATTGTGCGCTTTGGTTGTAGGCCGTGCCAAAGAACCCGGCACTGAAAAGCGTCGCCGTCGTCGTTGATCTCAATAGTTCCAACGAACGCGTGGCTTGCCTTCTCTGATACCAAGGTGCACGAAACCTTTTGGTGCGCCGTAGCCTAATGAGTAAGGCCAATTTTTATCACACCAGCTTTGCACTGTGTTGATATCCACACCATCAACGTAAAAATCAACGGCTCCTTTTGATGGAGCACTGTAAGTGTGCTCACTGTTCTTGGCACCGCCTACTTGTGTATTGATGGGTTCTGGGCGAGAAGCACTTGTGATGATCAATGGTTTGTTACCAAATTGCTTACGTACTTTCTCAAGGAATAAACAAAGTTCTTTTGCCGTATCACATTGATACTGTTTGGTGAACCGACGAGCTTCTTGATTAAGAGTTAATTCACCATAGGTGATGTTAGGTGTGATCTTATAGGTGAACGGGCTCCAAGGAGTAAAGTTACTGGCGTGCGGGTCAACATCTTTTTTTTCTCCAATGTTTTGGAGTTGTCGATCCATAATTTGAATTAATTTTGTACTGTAGTCTGGATCAGTAGCGTATCCTTCTTTGACCAGTAAACGCGCACATTCATTTCTACTGGTTGCCCTGTTAACACCTTTGTGCCCATCAAAGTCTTTGTACCAACGATCAACAAGGTACGAAACACAGGTTCTTAGGTCAGGGAAATCAATGAATCCAGCCTTGATTGTGATCCACTGACCGTTGATAAATTCCTTTGTTTCAACCGTAGAGCCAGATCCTTTTAATCCAAAGTAATTGTTTTTACCGGAGGTGTGTTGACCCCAGCCAGACTCAAGTGCCCACTGTGCAGCAACGCATTCAGGAAATTTGGCACCTGCTTCTTTTGCTGTTTTAACAACAACATCCCAAGTAATGGTGCTTTCCTTGGCTGGCTTATTGCGATATTTAACAGAAAAAGACTCCAAGACCTCAGGTGTTAACTGAGATTGGAGCCATTCCCATGCGTCAATTTGATGCGGTTCTTTGTTAAAGAACTCAGCAGCGTCTGTAAGTTTAATTGTCACAACACAACTATCAATTGTTTTTATTTTAACTGATAATAGTGTCGTGTATTTTAAACTTCAACGTAACCAAGTGGATGCGGTAATGGCGGCAAAGGATCTGGTACGTCCCAGGGGAGTCCTGATGCTTTGTTTAATTCCGCATCAACGCGTGCTGCCAAAGCGTTTTCAATTTCCTTAACGCGGTCAGACGTAAGGGCATCTTTGCACCAGCCCATGACGGTCTCTTTATTGAGGCTGAGATAGGGCACCCATTTTTTACGGTCAGCGGGGGCAAGTTCAACAATGCCAGAAGTACTGACTGTGTACTTACCCGCCATCTGACCAATGGATTGCTGTGACTTCACTACCTGGGTAAGAAGCACTATCCGGAAGTCTCCGATCTAGCAATGAAATTCCCCAGGTAGTTTTAGTCATTACTCAATCTTCAACAACTTCAGGATTAACGGCAGCAACTTGTTCTTCCTCTGGCGCAAACTCAAGAGTTTCGATCAGTTGGCCGATAAGGTTACCAGCGAAAGCAACAAGGTTGCCGTCACCAGTGGCACGTGCAGAACCAAAGGAATTGATGGCGCTAACTAGCTGAGACTTTGTGCAAGCCATAATGAACAGATAACTTCAAAGAGTATAACAAAAATCACCAGGGAACGCCAGATTCAGAAGTGGGGTGCAATTTGGCTTGGATCTGGTTGTGCAGTGCTTCTTCAATCGAAACAACTTGATCAACGCCAAGTGCTGCCAGGGTCCAGTTCACCACTTCTTCTTTGGTGAGTTCACTGAAAGGAGTGAAGTTATCAGGGTCGGGTTCACCAAGACCAACGCTGCCGTAACAACCGGTAGTTTCACCGTCTTCTTCCAGTGATGCAGTCCAATGGATGGTGTATACAGCGCCATCAGGACAGGTGTCACCATCAGGAAGATGACGTTCGAGGTTGGCAATATCCCAAACAGTGTTGGTCATAGTTAATGATATTTTCTTTTATTTTACCAGGGGTGATTAGTGAGTAGGGCTTAGATGCCTGCCGCAGTTAAACGACCTTCCAAATCTTCGATCTTCTGGAGAGCTTCCTGCAGCGCAGCGGTCAGCAGGGGCACCAGTTTGGATTGGTCAATGCCTTGGTAGACCGGGTTGCCGTCGTCGTCCACTTCATCTTTGGTGCCAGTGGCACACTCAGGAACAATTTCCTGCGCTTCGTGAGCGATAAAGCCGTCAACGATCTTGTCTAGATCGGCAATAAAGTTAAACTGACTGGGCTTCAGTTTGTTAATGCGATCAATTGCACCCCTTAATGGAACCACATTTTCCTTTAGCCGGTAGTCGGACGACGTCGCGTATGTTGTAGCCGTTGTGGTAATGCTAACTGTTCCAACCGGAGTTCCACTAGTGCCGTTTGGGTTGGATGTATGGAAAAATGCCAGAACATTGCTGCCATTCCTGGAAATGCTTAACGCTCCTGCTGATGACGTTGCTTCTATTCCATACCAACCGGTTGAGTTTGTTGCGGCCGTACTGGTTGTCATCAAGACGTCTTGGGTGTTCTTAATGACCATTGCCTGCGTCGGGCTGCTCGCTCCGTCGGCGGTAGTGGAGAACACTAAACGGCCCGGCATGTCGTTAGCGCCGGGGGTGCCGTCTACGACAGCTTCTATGGTTGCGCCCGATTTGTCTGCGCTTCCATCAAAACCATTAAACGTAAGACCGCCGAGATAATCTCCGTTTTGGACTATGGACGA